AATGCCGCCAGTTCTTGGGAAGATTATCTCGTTACCAGCATTGATTTGTTCGCCTAGGTTAATGAACGGAGTGCCACTTCCGAAGAAGCCGCTTGCCTTAACAAATCCCAGACCCTTATCGGTCTGAACATTCTGTCCGAACACAAACCTGCGTCCAGAACCCCTGATTTCGTTGCCAGACGCTTCAGTGTAGGGAATGGTAAGACCGCCAGCAGTAGCAGTCTCGACATGGTCGAAGGCTGGTACGCTATTGAGGGCAATTACGTGCCCAGCCAACTCATGGTTGCTCACGTGCTCCAGCCCTCCGCCAGCCCTAGAGAAGAACATGGTAACGTTGTCTTGCATCCTGTTGATTCCGTAGTTGCCCTCGGAAGTGTCTAGGAACGGGGCACCACCTTGGACGCCAGTTTCCCACCAGAACGCATCATGCGAAAGATACGTATCCAATGCGTTTTCCATGGCTTTTACGAATCCGCCAGCGTTGGCGTACAGGGCATCCATGGCCGTCAGTGAACCCGCTTCAGCCGTCTTAAGACGCTCGATAATAGACTTGGCCGACATGGCACCAACAAGGTTGTCGAACGTGTGAACGACGTTGTTGTTGTTGAAGTAGTCCAAGATGTGGTGCTTTTGCCATCCCTCCAAGGTAGCCCAAAACGCTGGCAACGTAGGAGTAGGCTCTCCAGATACGATTGCATTAAATGCCGCCCTTTGTTCTGGGAGGAGGAAATCGCCTTCTACAACCTTTCCCTGATAGATGTACGCCTGTTTCTCCGCCATTGCCGTAAGCACAAAAGGAGCCAAGGCGGCGTTTACAGTATGGCCATCAAACGGAAGTGCGTACTTGTTGTGGTTCTGAAGAATGTCTATCAGAAATGGGGTATCGCTGACGGCACGAGTAAGGGCACTCTTGTCGATTCCGTTATTGACCGCAGAGAAGTACATGGACGAATGCAGGGCATGCGTCCCGTTCCACATCATCGCAGACTTGTCTCTCTTTTGCGGGAGAGTTTTTTTGTAGGCTTCAGGGCTGGAAGATAGGGTATTTCTGATTTCCAGAAGTTTGCTCACGACGCTGGTGCCAGACCTAAGGACACGGCTTTCGCCATAGACAGTGCCGAACAGGTAGTCTCGGAGTTTCATGTCCTCGAAGTGAACCATGGCACCAACACGCTCGGCCTTGTGAATCATCTCTATCGGCGTACCCTTGCCCTTGACTGGGACTGGAATGCTCTCGATTTTGCCGACCTGATTGGCCGCTAGGCTTTGTGCCAGCCTAGAATCCGTAATGACAACTTCCCCAGCCTTGGAGACGTAACCATTGGTTGCGGAGACGACGCTTGCATCAAGAGCCATTGCATCCTTGTAAACCTGTTGTCCCTGCCAAGAGGTTTCGTTTCTAGTATCCCTGAACAACTTGCTCCTTCTTTCTGGGTTAATCGTGATTGGCAGTGCCCTAGGACTGATGTTCTGGAGAGAAAGCACGTGACGCATCTCCAACTCCCCAGCAAGGGCAGAAAGCGAATACACCTTTTTGACAATCTCAGCGATGTTATCCACTGGCATTGCCTCAAGGTTGTAAGTCTGGGCTTCGGAAGACAGGTAATTGCCCCAAGCATAAAGATAAGACGAGGCTACGACATGGTTTAGGTAGAACTGGCTAAGGTCGTGCGGAACTCCGTAGACTTGGCCAAAGAACTCGTCGTTGTAGTAGAATACCTTGTGAATTATTTGACCAAGATTCGCCTTAAGGACTTCAGGCTCAACGTCACGATAACTCCTGAAGCCAATGTTCCTGTCCGCAGTCAAACCGACGATTGGTGACAAGATGGACCTTGTGTTGAAAAGAATCGAGTTAGGGTCTGCGGAAGTGCCAATTACGCTACGGCTAAGGGTCTCCGTGCCGAACCTTGGCAATGGTTTGCCATGCTTGGCGATGGAATCTGGAGTCGTCACCTCGTCTGGGTAAAGCAGTCTCGAAACGGACTCACTGAACCCACTGGTACCAAAGTCATCCCTATCGCTTTGCATCCTTCTGATTTCATTCCTTGCCTGATGAGCGTCGGATTCCGAGTAAGGATTTACCTTAACCGAGTCCCTGTACATCTCGTCCAGCAACGAGAACAATGCAGTGCGTTTAGTGTTCTGGGAAAGACTAGAGAACTCAGAAGACCTAAGGTAACTGGTCATCCCTTCGATGAATGGCTTGAGCAACACAAGTTTTCTTGCCAGACGCCTGTTCAATTGCTTGGCGGCGGCATGCAAATCTGCTGTGTTGTTTTGATTGGTTCGAATCTCGCTTGAGGCCAACGACTCGCCAGTGAGGTAATAGTTTCCGCCTTTCTCTTTCTTCAGGTACTTTGTCCTGCCAAGACGTTCATCTACCCAACTATCCCAATCTGCCTTAGAGATAAAGGTTGGCTTTCTCAATTCAAACCTAAGGACACCACGTTTGGCCCTAAACAATCCAAGTTGCTTGGAATCCTCGTCCTTGGAAACAACATGGTAGAAATCTCCAGAGTTATCCTCGTGGCCAGAAAGAATTGTAGTTGCGGTGTTGTTTACTTCTCCTGCAAACTCAGATTCAAGGACCGAAAGAGCCTCGGTCATGGTAAGACCACTTTCACGATTGACCACCGACATGGCCTTTTCGGTAGCCTTGGCGATGAACGACTCCCTGCTTCCGTAGGTTATTTCGTCCACCAACTGCTGGTGGAAGAAGGCCATGATGTTCACCAATTCAGCCTTAGTGAGATTTTGTCCTACAAATACCTTGGCGATAGACTCTGCGTTTGACAGGGAGATGCCATCCGCAGATACGCCACGGCCAGCAAGGTAGGATACGATGTTGTCCGCCAAGATGACTGGAGGGAAGTCAGGGTCATCCATGATGATGTTGACTGCCTCAACTGGGGTCTCGATAGACTCCATCAGTTCAATCTTGGCATCCAACAGGCTGGCAAGTTGCTCGATGTTGAGCGTACCCTTGTTTTCCTTGTCCAGTGCGTTGACGATTGCAAACTCGTCATCGCCGCTTGCGATAGACATGGTGCCAGTACCAGCATCCTTGCCACGACGCATCCTGTCCCTGAGATTCAGTTCATCTGCATCTACCGCATCAAAGTCCTTGGTGCCCTTCATGGTGCCCTTCTTGTAGACGAGAGAAATCTTGCCAGTCTCGGCATCTACCTCCCAGCCACGGCTAGTAAACCCGTACAACTTAAGGGCACTAAGGTCATCGTTGATGGCCTTGATGCTGTGGGAAACAGTGGCCAATCTGCCAAGCGTTTCTAGGACTCGAAGGTTGTCCGTCATTCCGCCCTGTCTGGTGGCGTCAAAGGCACTCATGCCAAGGCCAAGCCCGCCAACCATCAGGTTGGGGTTCTGGCCAAACATCAGGGAGCGTACGGACTTCTTTTCGGCGATAGCCAAGCCGAGTTTCCTGAGGCTGTTGCCACCAACGCCAACATCCAACGGACCTTCAAAGCCTTCGATGCCGCTGATTCGCTCGCCAGAGGGAGACAGGCCAGACTTGTTCAGTTCGGCTTGGCTCATCTTGCTACGACGCTCAGTCATGTTGGCCTCAATCTCGCCACGCATGCCGTAGTAGTGCATGTCAGACAGGGTGTCTGCAATCTGACGTAGAGCCAGCATCTGCCCGTTGGTGTCCCCAACAGTGAGTGCCTTTAGCGACTCGTTCTGTTGGAGTAGAGAAAGAGACTCGGAAAGGTACCTATTGGCATAGGACATGTCGTTGAACAGGGCTTTTGCGATTGGCGAGTCGCCAAGGCCGTAAGACCTGCCCTGCATGTCGTTGATTGCCTCGATGATGCCGCCACGCTTTGTCAAGGCTACGTACACGTCATTCGGAGATGCCGTGCCATCCTTAATCATCTGGTTGTACTGATTAACCTTACGATGGATGTTCTCCAAGTCCTTGACGACTGCTTCTGCTTTCCTTCGCTCTGGGTGTGACTCGGCCATCTCCCCGTAGGCGTCCGAGACGGCCAAGACCATCTGACCGACCACACGCATCACTGCTGGCAAGGCAAACGCACTGATTTGCTTGTGCATTGGCGAGTCAATCAAACGCCTGACCGCATTGAGCACGTCTAAAGGAGTCTTGGTTCCAATCTTGGCATCTGGGCCAAAGTACTTTTCTAGGTAATCAATGTCCTTGTTGCTCAGGACGTCCCTAGAGACACCGACGGCCTCCTTGTTGCCCATGATTTCACCAACGAGGAACCTGATAGCACCAACGTTGAAGTCTTCGAGGTTTTTTACCGAGTAGGCGTCAGTCCAGCCTTCGACCTTTTGGATGGAATGCTGGATTTCGTGGAGCAACAGGGCACGTGTACCCCTATCTGGGCCATCCTCAAAGATGCTTGTGGGAATCTTGTTGGAATCCGTACGCTTGTTGACTTCGTCTCCAATCAGTCGGTCAATGCCGATGGTGATTTTGTTGATGTTGGGGGCGTAACTAGCATCATAGCCAGTCTGGAACCCGACCATCACGTTCTTCAGGTTGGGGTAGAAATTGTACAGCAACTTGTGGTCCAGAAGGTCGGACAACTTAACGTACGACAGACGGGCAACGATTTGGTCCATAGCCGCCTTGTCGTTGGATGCACGAGCCTTCAGGTACTCGTCGAAGAATCGGTTAGCCACCTTGTCTAGACCTTCGGTAGCCGTATCATCCAGCCCATATCCCTCAAGGAACGGAAGAAGGTGTAGTTCGCCCCTGACGGACTCCAACTTCAACTGGGAGTCGGCGTCGGTAAACTCGAACGCATGGTAAATCTTGCCAGCGTCAGTCCTGACTTGGCGGGCCATACCAAGGTCAACCATCTCCTGCATGCGGGCATTGGTTGAGTTCTGGTAGCCACCAACCATGTAACTAGCACCGAGTTGGGGTGGCTTTTGGCCAAAACCGCCGATGTAACGAGGACGCTTTTCGTGAATGTTGACCCCCATCACGTCGAACGTGTTGTTCGAGAAACGCTTAACTTCGCTGAACATCTTGGCCAGTGGCTTAGTCTTGCGGGATTTTTCGAACGAACGCTTCATCACGTTCGTGTCCGCCAAGATGGCGGTCTTCATCAATCTTGCATAGCCAGCATTCACCATGACCCTGCCAAGAACGTTCGGGTCGGAAAGTTGATGTTCAATGTAAGACTGCCCTCCCTCGTCTCCGAACTGACCAGCCGCAATAGCAACCTTTTTGGGGTCGCCATTGATTATTTCGTCGCCAAGCAGGATTTGCTGTACAGCCATGCCAATCTGTCTGGCGTGATAAATTTTTCCGTCTTGCTTTAGGTCGTAGGTAAGCCTGACAAACTTTTCGGCACCAGAGGAGGTGGAAAGTTGAGCCATGTCCTGCTCGGAAAGGTTAGGCATTACCTCTTTGGCAATCTGCTGGAGCATGTCCACGTGAACGCCAGACTTGTATGCCTCGTGTAGACTACCAGTGGCTTGGAATGTCTTTGTTGGGTAGTCGTACTCAAGGAATGGCGATTGCCTGAGCATGGCCATGGACATGTTGACCGACATGATTTGCTCGCCTCCCTGATTGGGGAATGAGCCAAGCAACTTCTGAACCTCCTCACTGAGACTTTTCATGTCACTGGTAGGTGAAACAAATCCACGGGCCCTGTGATTTCCCTTAACTTGGATTGGAATGAACCTGTTGTGCAGGACAACCAATTCAGATGTGGATGTAAAACCTGGCCCAAAGCCAAGCCCCATGTGAAGCATGGTGTAGTTTCCTAGACCTTCAGCAATCAATGCAGTCTGCAAATCAATTCTAGGTTCACCAGTGTAAGCACCATGAACCACATTGCCATTGTCGTCAGTGTAAACGTAATCGGGCTCTGTTTTTGGGGTCGGGTTGTCTACAACGTTAAGACTTTTGAAGTACTCGTTGGACTCCTTGGCGGCTTTGTCCAATTTATTTCCCATCCAAACTTTCCTGTCTGGATTCTTCGACATTGCGTGAAGAAGGCCTTGGCTGTCTTGCAATGACTTGGTGACGCTAGCGATGAAATGCTCACCACCTTGTTTGTACTTAGCATTCAACCCTGTCCTGATTTGCTGAATTACTGGGTTGTTAAGTAAGTTGCTGTCAACAAACCAAAAGAACCTGCCCATCAAGTTTATGGTATAGGAGGTCGGATTTGGTCCCACGAACGACCTGTAAATGTTCAGGAAATGGTCATTGACTTGTTTAACCTCAGTAGGGGTCAGTTCATAAAGGAGTTTGCCTTGATTGTCTGTTCTAGTCCAATTCGGGTTCCTTGAATTCTTAGTTGGCTTAGCCGCGATTATGTGAGGCACTTGCTGGCCAGCAGTGCTACCCCACAAAGGCTGAACAAAGTCGCCATTGTTGATGAAACTAGGGGTAGCAATTGGGGAAGTTCTTGGGCGGAGTTTTCCACTGATGTAATCATTAACGAAGTCAGTCGTGAACGTTTCTGCCTGAGATTTCAGGAAATCATCAACAGTGGCGTTAGGATTACCGCTGTTCTTGTAGTTATTGTAGGCACTATGGATTTTTCCGATTTCCTGAATGCCAACCAACTCAGACTCAAGCAACTTGCCAGTAAAGCAGAACGCAAATTGACGTGCCGAAATGACGCCTTCCTTAAGGTCAATCCAAGACTGGATGTGTGGCATCAACTCGGACTGGATTACCTCATCAAAATTCTTGTGCGTGGCCAGCCATTCACTGATTCCGATGGCGTCAAATGACTGACGTCCAGAGCCCAACTGAACATCAATGTCTCCGTTAACAAAACTGCCACCAGAGCAGTAAATCAGGAGATTGCCAAGTTCTGGGTACTTCTTGAGGACGTGGCCTTTAGTTTCAGCACTAGTACCGCACAGGTCACGCAAGGTAATGTACGGGGCACCAAGTTTTTCGAGCATCGTTGCCGTAAGTGCTGGCAACGTTACGTTTCTTTTGGTGATTGGATTCGTAAAATCAAATCTGCTGGCCAAATTCTTAAAATTAGCCAACTTCCTGTTCACTGTCTTCTGTATGTCTAAGTGGACAATTTTGCCATCAGACGTCATGAAGTTTGCAGACCCGTTAAGGGCACCAGCGATGGTAGGCAAAATGTCCAGATTCTCGTCTGGGGTCACGCCATCGTTGCCAGAAGTAGGGGTAAAGTCGGTAGGGTCTAGTTTCTTGGCATGCTTGTCAGCCGCCGCAAAAGCCTTCTCGGGAGTCTTGAACACACCGACGGAATTGCCGTATGGGGTGAACAGCCTGAAGCGGCCAGCGTCACCACGCACCTCATAGCCAGCCCCGTTGGACCAGAACTTGCGGTCATTGTCCAGTTCATGCGGACGGAAGCCGCCAACCATCAGGTTGCGACGTACGCCTTCGTAGGCTTCGATGTGATTGTACGGAAGGTTGCCAAGGCCAATGCCGAATGTTTCGGCAAACACTCGGGTCTGCCTTTCCATGTTGGCTAGGAGTTCAAAACGCAGGGAGTGGAACGGGTAGTTAGGTCCGTCCTTGTTTCCAGCATAGCCGTCGGAAGGGACGTTGATGTAGGACTCGTCAACACGCTTACGGCCACCGAAGGTCTCGTACATCAGGTCACGAACCTTGCCAGCCTGAGAGCCAAACTCCTTCTCAAACAGTTTCTCGGACGGCAACTTGATGCCAGTAGCCTGAGAAAGATTGTGCATGTACGCCGTAAACGTGCGGGTAAAGTGCCCGAAGTCCGTGAAGATGCCACGGACGTCCGCACGGCTCCACATCTTCTGGCGACGGCGGTCAAGAACGGCTACGTCAACGACGTGCAGGGTAACGTGACCCTTGGGGTTCTTGATTGGGTTTCCGTTCTCGTCGAACTTGTCGAACTTAAGTTCAGCCGCAAACGGGCTGAATCGACGATAGGTAACTGGGACGTCCTTGCCAGTAAGACGTTTTACGAGACCCTTCAGTTCGACCTGATGGGTACGGCCAAGGTACTGGCCAGTGAAGGTGTTGAATACTGGCTTGCCAGCACGATTGTCACGGATGACCTCGCAGATGCCCCTAAGGTCATCAATCTCGGCCTTGGTCATGTTGATGTTGCCAGTGACAGCGTCCCAAGCCTCCTTGCTGACGTTGGTCAAATCGACAGTAACGTTGCCGCCTTGGTCCTTGGTGAACTTAGGACGTACGTCGTCAGGAAGCCCCTCCCAGATTTTGACCATCTGCTCGGCGTTTTCGGTGATGAGTTGGTCAATCTCCTTCTTATCCTTCATCACCCTGCCAGCGTTGATGACATTGGAGAACCGAATCTTGCCAGTGGACTCAAAGTAAGCCTTGGCACGTTCAGGGCTCATCAACGAAGCGTTAATGTCGCCATTACGCATGGCCTTACGCATGATGCTCTCGGCCCAATTATCCAGCATCTCGAACCTGCGGTACTGGCCGTCTTCCCACATGTAGGTCTGGAAGGCCGCCGTATTGCTTTCGGCATTGCCCATCACATGCTGTATGATGAGTCCAGCCTCCTCGGCCTTTGCCACAGTACGCTGGTTCATCAGCGTGTACAGGTTCTCAACGTGAGCACGTAGGCTTGTGCTCTCTGGGTTACGCATGAAGAAGTCAGAACCCTTCGTCAGCAACTGATTGGATACGCTGTAAGCAAAGACTTCGTGAAGGATTTGGCTGAAAGCCAAAGTCGGAATTTGGTCAACCTTGCCATCCGCAGAAATGCTCATGACGGAACCGCTAGAAGGCTCATTCATTGGTTCTGGGACGAGTTCCCCGTAGCGGTTCTTGGTCATTTGCGACCAAGAAATTGTCTTGTTGGCAATCTTTTCACGCATACTGGCCAACTCCGCTTCGTAACGCTTAACAAGCGAAGGAAGAACAGCCTTCTTGTTTAGTCCATACTGGGTAGCGGTGTAGTCAGCCGCCAAGTGTGCAATGGCTGAATCAGAAAGAACGCCAGAGTCCTTAGAATCACCCAAGAACTGCTGAACTAGAGCGAAGGAATCCCCATCTGACGAAAGAACGTGGTTTAGGACTCTGTGAGCGATTTCATGGCCAACAGTTTCTGGAACGGCCATAGACTTGTTAATCCATACCACCTTTTGAACTTTTCCGTTCTTTTCTACACTAATTTCTGCACCAAGATTACGAGAAACCTGCTCAATGGTCATGTTGCCGAAATCTGGAATCCTACCATCAACAGCAAACTCAGAATAGAGTTCGTTGACGTCAGCAAACCTAAACTGCGTGGTTGCATCCGTAGTATGGAGCATCGACATGAACGCACGGCCAGTTGCGGAAACTCGGTCGTCCTTAAGCCTGTCGATGACAGTGTTAAGTTCTGCAAAGTTACGTGCGTTTTCTGGGGCAACGCTGGCAATCTGGTTGATTTGGGCGTTGTCAAAGTTGTCAATCATGTACCGCTGGCTCTGAGAGTGCTGGTACACGTTGTGGACATGGCGAAGTGAGCCAGAGATGCCACCCCAAGCGAAACCAACGCCTACACCGCCAGCGGCACCTTCGCCACGGGCATTGAGGTAGCCTAGGGTGCCCATCACAGCGGCGTCACCGACGGCTCGCTTGAGGACTGGCATGGCCATAGATGCTGGCCAGCCGACGACAATGTTGGTGAACTTGGCGACAGCGAGAGCCTCCGTGCTCATCGGGATTCTGGACCCGTTCTTGGTAGCCAGACGCTCAAGCATACCCATGCCCATGTTCTGGGGCTTCACGGCAGTAACGCCTTGGGCGGCGTCAATGATTTCCGAGCCAAGAACGCTGGCGTATTCTGCAAGCGGCTTTACGCCAAACGAGAACAGGGTAGAGCGAATTGGGGACATGCCCATCCCACCGACGATTTTCTCACCGCTGTCAGCCAAGACAGTAGAGGCGGCGTTCTTAAGGACGTTGACGTTGGCACCGCTAGTCTCAGCGATAGCAGAAGAACCAGCCCTAATCTTTTCCTCGATAGCCCTGAACGGGGTAGCGACAACATCGGCAACGCCAGACATAGCACCGCCGCCAAGACGACCAGCCAGACTTTTGCCACGCTTGACGGCCAAATCAAGCCCCTCACGCATGGCACTAGCACTTTGATTAAGAGCCTCACCAAAGGCTTCAGGGCTCTTGTAGGCATGGACGGCAGTACCTAGGGCACGTCTAGCCCTAAGCGGGGACATGAGAACGTGTGGAAGGTCTAGGCCGATGTAGGACAGGGCCTGAGCCATCTTCGGGTCAACAAGGCTTCGGATAAACTCCTTTTTGTCATCTGGGAAGAAGTCCTCGATTACAGTCCCCTTGCCTTCTTCAAGTTCCTGAGACTTGTTGTTGAACCAACGAGCCTCGTTGAACTGCTTGATTCGTTCCTCCGTCGAACCATTGCCACTTAGGTAGGACTTGAATCTGAAAAGAGGCGACGCTGGGTCTTCGGACTGGGCCAGAATCCCGTACAGGTCACGAATGTCTCGTGCGACTGCATCAACGGCGGATACTGGGGCTTGGAGTGGATTGCTAACGACCCCCTTGACAATGTTGGCGGGAACCTTGGCAATCACGTTGACCATGTTCTTGACGGCCTCGAACGTGAACTGATTACGTTCTTTGTTGGCTATCTCAAACAACTCGAACATGCGTCTGCCCTGTTCGGTTGTGTGGTCGAAATCCCTGTTTCGATTAGCCGCCATGTACTCCCAGACCTCGTCTGGGGTAGGCTCATGGGACGAAAACCCGCTTTTGGCCAAGGACGGGTCCATTGGCTCGGTGTTTTCGCTGGCAAGACGCAACGAACCAGCCCTGATTTGCTCTAGGCCCTGATTCAGTACATCGTCGCTAATTTCACCATGCCTAGAGTTATCTGGGTTTTGGTTAATCATCTAGGAACAGAAGTGTCTCTTGTTGCGGAATCAAGCATGGAGTTACGCTGTTTCTGTTGATTCCCACCGCTACGAAGTTCCAATCCATTGGCACCCCCAACCTCCATCAACTTCTGGAGGGCTGATGATTTGGCGGACTGCAAGATAGCCATTTCGTTGCCTCCCAGTCGGGAGAACATGTTGGAGGCTCGCTGGGGAACCATGTACTCGGCAATCTCCATGTCCTTGTCGGACACATTGCCACCAAGGCCCTTGGTATCCTTCATGATGGCCAGATAGTCGGTCTTGATGCTGGCTTCCAGCATTCGAGCCCTAGCCGAGTCCTCGGACGGGTCTAGGGAGCCCATGTACATGTTGCCCTTGTACAGTTTCTGGAGGGTATTCAGGTCTCGGGTAAACTTCTGAACCTTGGCAATCATGGTTCGGTATGCGACGGCTTGCATGTCACCGCCCTTGAAGGGGACGGAACCGACGCCATACTTCTTAGCCAGCATGTAGGCTGGAATGTTTTGGCCATTGACCGAGAAGTTGCCCTTAGGACCGACGTAAAGTTTCTGCTTAATCGGATTACCCTGCTCGTCTTCGTCTTCCAGTTCGATGGCTTCATCCAACTGGAACATGCCAGCACCCTTGCTTTTCATCAGGGCTTCGGCACCACCAAAGTCACCCAAACCGCTGTAAAACTCAACGTCCTTCATACGAGGGTCTGGAGCCTTCTGCCTTACGGCTGAAATGGCCATTGCCTCGTACTGCTTACGCTGGGGGTTATTGCCGATGTGGGCCCAAGGGCTAAGCCCCATGGATACGTTACGCTGGGCTCGGGTCATGCCCTGTTGGTCCATGCTGGCATTTTGCCTAACCATGCTACCAAGCCCAGACATGTCGGAACCCTCGGAAAACCTAGGGTCTTCCTGCTGGAAGTCGTCTTCCATTATTCGTCATCCCCCCAGTTGACGCCCTTGCCGATTTCAATCGGGACAAACTTTGGCTTTTTGCCCTTCTTGGTTTCGGAGGCGTCGATTGCGTAGGCATACTGCTTGCCGTTACGGGTGAAGGTCTGCGGAAGATACAGGGGATTGGAGACGTTGATGTTTTTGCCAGCCGACTTCGAGGCTCTGGCAACTTCGTTCCAAATGGAGGTTGGGTCTCCACTCTTGATGGCTTCCGAAACGACCTTGGAGTAGTTTTCCTTTTTGATGCCCTTCAGGCCAGTACGCCAGCCTTCGTCCTGATTGTTGGCCAAGGAGTCCAAATCCTTGGTCTGGAAGTCTCCAACAATCCCGCCAGTGGCCTTTGAGGCAATGCCTTCACGCCACTTCTTGTCTTCTGGCGTAAGAACCTTGGATTTCTTCTGCTCGTTGCCAGTAATTTTCCCGTACGCATTCTGAATTGGGGATTTTAGGAGTTGGTATCCAAGTGCCAAGTTGCCACCACGAGCCAGAGTTTGGCCAGCGGTAGCACCCCAGCCAGTTGGAGCGTTGCCAGTAAATCCTTCCTCAAATCCTTCACCAATGTCCCTGCCCCATCGGCCAGAGACGAAGTCACCGAGGAATTTACCAGTCTTTTTGCCAAAGCCAGAAGTCAAAGCCCCTGCGGCCTTGCCAGCGTTTTTCATCATTTGTCCAGATGCCATAGTTTTAGTCGTTTAGAAGTCCTAGTTGTTTAAAGCGTTGGGCTCGCTGACTGGTAGGTACGAACTCACCAGCGTCTTCCCACTTGCCGATTTGGGCTCGCTGAGCGTCACTGTATCCAGCCTGACGTTTTGCGGCGGCGGCATAGGAATTGCGGGCCTGTTGAGCCTGACCATCGTCCATGGCTATGTTGTAAAGTCCCTCAACCCCAGCACCAAAACCAAGCGGGTCAAGATTGACCTGATTATGGCGAGCAAAGTCGCTGTCAAAATTGCCCCTGACAACGTCATAGCCACCAGCCGAAAGACTGTTGAGGACGGATTCGCCAAATCCCTGCATACGAGCACGAGCACCGCCACCATACAGTTGGGCTCGTTTGCCGCTTGCGATTTCATCGTAGCCCTCAATGCCAGCGGCGGCTAGGCCTAGGCCAACGTTAAGTTTGCCAAGCCCAGAGGTAGCACCAGTAACCTTGGAAAAAGTGGACGCACCCTTGGTAAGTTTATCCCCGCCACGGAGTGCAAGTCGAGTAGCACTGTTTACGCCAGCACCACCTTTTGCACCAGCAAGAAGGGCACGGCCAGCCTTGGTGCCACGACTTACGTCGTCAATGGATAGAAGGGCATTAATGCCAGCGTCCTGAAGGCTGAAGCCTTGTTCTGCCTCATTTGCTGGAATAGGAGTCCCGTCTGGGTAAAAGCCCTTGGGTTGAGCAGGATTTGCCACCTCACCCTGAGGGCTGGCGGCATTGTTTCTTAGGTCCGTAATAGTCTGGGACATTTGGGCCTGTGGCTGGCCAGCATTTAGCATAGCCGCACGACTTGGCTGAGTGCTCTGGAATTGCTGATTCGACTGACCCTGCAATCTGGCTTGTTCTTGTGCGGCCAAGGCCATTCCGTTCAAGAAGTTATCGTCTGCCTGACGGGGGCTAAGAATCTCATTTTGTCCCTGCTGGTAGGCTGGGGACATGTTTTCTGGCATACCATAGATGCCTACGCCACCCATGCCCTGCATCCCGTTTTGCTCAATGCTTCCACGGGTAAGATGGCTAGGGAGGTTCTCCTTGTCGATGATACCACGCTGGTACATCTTGTAGGCATTGTTGGTTGCGGCATCAGAGCCTCCCCAAGCACGAACCTCATTCTCATTGGCCACGTATGGCTCACGCTTACGCCTTTCCGTGTCGGCATTCATTCTTCGAATAGCCTGTGAAGTAGGAGAATTAGGGTCGTTAAGTCGGCTATTCAGATACTCGTTGGCAAATTGCGTATTAGTTCCATTGTAGCCCTCTGGTGCCTGAATGTGGGTGGTGTTTCTAGCCAAAGAACTATCTGCATGCTTCTGGTACTTTTTCCAGAAAAGTTCTTCATCGCCCTCAGGCTTCTTTGCACCATCTGGGCTTTCGGTGGCGGCTCCATTTTTCTCGGCGGCTTCGTCGTCGCCGCCCAAGATTCGACCAAGCATGGCAAGTCCAAGACCGCCAACGCCAAGTCCAGCCATGCCCTTTTCAAACCAAGAGGCACCTTTAGCCTTGGAGCCACCAGCACCACGGGTACGCTTAGGCTTTGCGTTAGGAAGGGTGTTTACGTCGATGGCATCATCAAAGCCCTTGCCTCGTGGCCTACGAGGGGCTGGATTGATTACGTCCGCTGGGCCCAACTGACCACCCTTAACTGGGGCTGGAAGATTGGTGCCACGAGGGACTGGAAGATTAGGGCTACCAGCGGGAACTGGCAGATTGGGCGGCGGACGGCCACCACCCATGCCACCGCCAGTCTGAGTGACGCCCCTGACGCCACCACGATTTCGAAGTGCATTCGCAATAATGTCGGAAAGATTGGTCAAACCACGACCTGCCGATTGAAAGTTCATTTTTAGTCGATGTTAATTGTGTTCGAAGATGAGTAAAAACTGTCGGTTTCGGCAGTTTGGCCGTTTTCAGGGGCTTTTTGCTTTTCGGCGGATTGGCCATTATTGGCATTAGGCTGTTTCTTGGCCTCTGCCTTTTCGGAGACCATTTCACCGACTTCGCCCTGAGTCACAGGATTAAGGAATTCGGACTGGAAGCCACGTTTAAGGATGCCAGTCAGCATTGGGCCACCATACTTCTTGTTGTTCATGAGGCCAAGCAGTTGGTCACGCTTACGCATCAACGTAGGAGCACGTTGCTGGAAGATAGGGTCATTGGGGTCAGCGGTATCGAGAATGTCGTCGTACTCATTAATTAACTGAGAAAGAATACCACGTTGTTCTTCTTCGGCATCTTGGTCTGCTTGGTCAGACTCATCCTGCCTTTGCCTCATTTGAGCATAGGCAACGTCATTAGACATGGCCTGTCGGTTTGCCGCTGAACCACCAGCATAACCCTGTTCGGTTAGTCCTGACGACAATTTAAGCAGTGAATCAAGCGTAGGAACGTCAGTCGCTCCCTGCGGGATAGTATCTCTTGCGGAGCCAGAAGCCCCTAGTCTTTGGAAGTCCATGTTAAGTTTGTTGTGCGGCCCCCATTTGGCCAAGCGTACCAGTTATGACAGATGCGGCATCCCACGAGAATGTACCAGAGGCACTACCGACGATGCTCTGTGCAGTGCGAACGCCATTAGCAGAAGCCAAGGTCTGCCTGAGTTGCTGGTCACGAATTTCGCCAGCGTTTTTGGCTTCGACGGCGGAGGCGTGTGCGTCCGAAATCAAAGGAGATTCAAATGGGGTGATGATTGGAATTCCGTTAGCCAATTTGGTCGCTTCGAGGGCCATTTCCATGTTCTGTGCTACTGAAATAGAATTAGCGAAATAAGTCGTGTTCTGCCCACCACCCATGGATGCGGTCAATCCAAGCACATACTGCTGATTGGAGTCTTGATTAGGTACCTTAGACTTGATGTAAGTGTAGAGCAACTCGGCGTTTGCCGTTGTCCTACCACTCAAGTAGGCTGTAAGCGTTGCATCACACGCCGTAAACTCCTCGGTATTCTGCTTGTATGCATCAATCGTCTGGGCAATTTCAAACCGAGGATTGCGGCCCCAAAAAGAGTACTTTTGCGTAGAATAATCAACTGCTGGCCAAGTTATTGTGTAAGACGAACCAGATACAGTGTTATTCCATTGAGTAGTCCCAACAACCCCCTTCAGGTCTTGCTCATGTACCTTAACATACGTCTGGTTAGAGTACGGAGGGTACAGTTCTGGATTTGGGTCTAGGGGCATTAGAACGAGGAGAAGATAGAGCGTCCGACCAGAGAGCCTTCGACGCCCATGCTAAAGATGGTTGGGTTGCCAGACTTTACGACTATTTCCAACTTACCCCCCATGCACTTTTTGTTAGCCAAAGCACGTCTAACCGCTGTGCCTAGGTTCCCATTGAAGGTGTCGATAGTCCATTTGCCGTCTGGGTTTACTGCAATGAAGTTCATGTCCACTAAGCAACTTCCACGGGTATCTAGATACAGGTAGCAGTCGTCGTACTTCTTGTCGGAGTGCGAAGCCATGAAGTAATTTCGGGTACGCATGGTGGCCTGAATAGACGTGCCAGAGTCCGTGTTTCCTTCATCCAAAAGATGCACAGTCCCGTTGGCCTTGTTGACCCCCCATAGGCGAACGATGCCGTTTTTCCTGCCCAAGCAGAGAATGTCCATGCTAGTCGGATAAACATGCAGGGATTCGAAAGGCATCTTGTTGCCTAGGTTCATCACAAGAACGCACGTCTTGTTGTACGAGCCAAGCAATGGAAGGCTGAAGTAGATGCGACCACGCAAGCCGACGGCAGTAATGTCGGCAAACTTAGCGGGGTCGATTAGGTCAATGATGTTCTGAATCATGTACGAGACTGGGACTGAGCCCTCCAAATACTCGTCGTTCTTCATCATCTTGATGCCGTCAACGTCCATGAACGCCAACTGTCCTAGGGTCTCCGCCCAGCCGTCCTTGGCACTTAGGCCGTCATTGCTAGAAATCTTAACGGATTGATGGAATACTGATTGTTCTGGCTTTCTGTCAAAGTTAGCCTGTCTGCCTAGGCCAGCCTTGACCTTGTAGATGCTACGCTTACCGAAAGCCAGCATGCTGTTCGTGGATGTTACGATGGCCTGAATAGGGTCATACGTACCCTGAATAAGCCTCAGGTCGTCTGGTTCGTACGGAAGGTTGCCAGTGTAGAGGGAGAACCGAATCCTATCATCTTTAGCGGTCACGATACGCTCGGTGATGTTGCCACCAGCAACCCAGTCGGAGTCCAAAGTCTCTAAGGTAAGGGCATCTGCGTAGCCTTGACCACGGGCTTTTTGCTTAGCCGCCAGACTCAGATTTGTGAACGTGCCGCTTTGGCAGTTGAAACGCTTGTTGGCTCCCCAAAGAAGAATGCTATCGCCGCTTGGGCCACTAGCAGAACAGGCGTACTCTACGGCGGCACCAGCATTGCCAGCAACAATGGACCCAAGCCTAGGGATGATTACTCCCTCGTTAATCTCGATGTTCTCGGCGTACTCAAGTAGCCCAGACTCACCCGAGAAGGCGGCACTGTTGGGGTAGGATGCGAAGCCTTCAAAGCGAAGGTCGCCGTCTGGTTTGATTTCTCTGGCCATGGTTAGAGTTTGGTAGCGTAAATGGTTGGTATAGTGGAGTAGCAGGTGCCGCTTTCACTCATAGAGTATGTTTGGTATGTAATTACTTGCCCAAACTCGTTCGTGTATGTGGCATCATTCTGACTTGTGTTAAAGTCGAGAGAGTGAGTCCTAAATTCTTCTGAAAACGAGGTCATCGTAATTGTGTGCGTGGTTGTTTCATCAACCAAAGTCGTTGTTTGAGTCGAGTATGTGGGATGAATCATATTGCCGTAGGGGTCTAGCGTTCCTACAAGTGCGACGTTGGTGCATGTTATCTCGTATCTTTGTTTAAACTTAACTACATCGTACTCGCCTACGACCTTCAACCAAGGCTTGTCACGCCTTAGAACCTGCATTTCGCTAAACAGATTTTGGGTGTAAAACCCAAGTCTAACAGTTACTTCCTCGATGTAACCAGTTGGAGTCGAGGTAACAGTAGGGTTGCTTCCAAAGATAGTGCACCCAATCGTGCTATGAGTAAACCCTAGATTCGCTTTATGCTGGAGTAGAATAGCCCTTGGATTTGGTCCAGAGTCTAATGGCAGTGAACAGTTAGATGAAATGTGGAAGTAAGGACGACCATTAACGTGAGGGAGTACATTTCCGTTATCTGCGTCATCTATGGTGCTGTAATGTCTATCTCCTTGGTCGTAATCTGACTCCCAATCCTCGCTAACAAAACCCCCAGAAGCGTTCAACCAACTTGGATGAAGCCTACAAATAGTCTTCTTTCTGATGCCTCTTAGCCCAGCAACCTCACGTGGTGTGCAAATGTAGGCCATCAGATTGAGTTAAAAAAGTAGAGGCAGGATTGGTCCTGAATCTTCATTCTTTCACCCCAAAGTGAGCCAGAAAGATGATTGCTGATGGTCACGTTGCTTCCATTGACTACAACGCTGGCCAAGGACAAATAGGCGTTAGAGTCAGTGTCTGTGGACATAGTGCTAACGATTGTAATGGTAGGCACGGCAGACGGAAACATCACCCAATCGTTGCTAGCGTCCGCTGGGCAGGTAACCATTACATGCCAAGTCCCGTTTGCTGGCACATTAAGCACTGCCGCTGGGTTGTTAATCGGGGTTCCGCTGATGGTAGGTATTTTGTTACCTATGGTGCCAGACGTAATCTTGATTTTGTTTCCAGAAACATAGGCCTGAAACGCCTCAGGGGGTGCCTCACCACGCTTCGTACCACGCTGAAAGATGCGGCCACCGCCGTCAATGCCCTGCCAACCATCGGGCGTCTTGAATGTACCAAAACGCCTGAAGGCCATGGTTAAGTGTAGAACCAAATGTCTGTGCCAATCTTAACAAGTTTGCTAACATTAGCACTCATAGTCACGCTGTAAAGACCATTGATTGTAGGCTGACCTGCGTATTGACCAGAAATATTGGATGTTCCTCCAGCACTATAATCGGAAACGATGACTATTTCTGTTCCGTTAGGAAATGCGTATGTGGAGTCAGCAGGAATAGTAATTGTAGCACCACCCATTGCTGGAACAAAATGAAGAATCTTATTTACTTCTCCAGCACCAAGGGTGGCAGGACAAGACTGAACTGTCTTTACGACAAAAGCCGTAGTCTGAACACTTGCGTCTGGGAAGGTAAGACCACCGCCATTAGGTGCTAGAACAAACTTGCCGTCATTGGGGGTAAACTTGTGTAAATAATGCGTTCCCGCACCTGTGTCATTGTAACTGTCAATAACGAGGTCGGTATTAAGGAGGTTGTTGATTTGCGGAACATAGACAGCCCCAGACATAGTGCCACCAGTCAAAGGCAGGTAAGCGGCACCGACGACGCCGCCCACGTTGACAGTCCAAACCGCATAGGTGCCCGTGCCCGTGTGGTGGCTCACGTCCACAGTCATCACACCTGTGCCAGAATTGTACGTCAGCACTTCGCCGTTCATGTGGTTCGAAGCGTCAAAGGAGATGGTAACGCTTTGGGTCGGCGTGTACGAGAGCCCCGTTTGGACAGTCAAGGTCTTATTGCCGTTGTTAATCGTCAGCGACGTCGTCGAGGTCGTCAGGTAGCGGTCACCAGAACCGCCACCAGATTGAGCAACCCAGACAAGGGCAGAGCCGTTCCAACTAAGGACGTAGCCATTGGAAGCACCACTGACGCTACCCCAACCAGTTACATCACTGACGGGATGAGTGTGGCTTACTGGTGCGTACGTCCCATTGTGGTTGTGGCTAAGAGCCGCAAAATAGGTCGAGAGTTGAAGGTTAGTGCGAGCCGTAGTGAGATTTGGAAGGTCGCTAAGGTTGTTCGCCAACTTAAGTGCGGATGGGTCGTTCTCAATGGTTAGACCAGTAATCCCGCCTACACTGTTGTAGATGGGCATTACTGTGCGTGGTAGTAGGTGTAGCCAGTACCATTGACCCAGACTTCGCCGTTGTAGCCAGCGAACTCAAGGGAGCCGCCATCAGAGGCAGAAAGGGTAGAAGCGGCACGAAGTTTGATGGGGGAGCCAGCACCATCAGGCTGGAGCCAGACCTCAAGAACAGTGGTACCCGTGTTGGCGATGCCAAACAGGCGGCGATTACGGACGGCTTCAAGCACCTTGGTCTTAGAGCCCACTCCAAAAGTGGTCACTTCAACGCTAGGGAGTTGGATTGGGTTAATTGAATGATAGGACATGTTAGTAGTTTCTGAAATTGATTCGGCGAGTCTGGCCCTGCTGGCGTAGAACTTGGTCTAACGCTTGGTCAAGGGCTTTTTGTGCGTCGGCCTCCGCCGCTTCGGCGGCTTCGACTTGGCCTTGCGACCTTTGGTAGTCGGCATGAACACCATGGATAAGATACGACGTAAAAAGCCTTGGGATAGGGATTTTTTCCCAAACGCCAGTAGGAGGGATTTGACCCGCTTGAGGAGTAGTTCCAACATAAACGTAGAAATCGCCCATAGAGGGCGTTCCCTCCTTAGGTACAAGACCCGTCTGAGTCGTGTCAGCGGCACCAACATCGTAGTAGACCTGTGCCCCCGTGGAATAGGTGGTAGTAGAGGACCATGGCTTACCAAAAAGTCGTGGTGCATCAGAGCGATGCTCTACCCAAACGTCAAAATCGACGTCATTGGCGAGGTAAACTTCATCTCCGTAGAGGTTGAAGTCCTTTTCGATGGCATTGTGGGCAAGAGGGTCCTTGTTCCAGACGGCAATGACTTGCCCGACATTGTTTGGAAGGGTGACTTTGCGGCGTTCATTGACCAAAACAGTCGCACACTTGGTGTATTGCTTGAGGTCAGGCCAATCCTGAGACTCCCAGATGGTCTGAAGACGCCTTGAGGAAAAATCTCGGACTGTTTCGAAGCGGTCAGGGGTAGTGAGGTTTCGGTCCAAACCGCATAATTGAAGGGCGGAATAGAGAATTTCACTGAAATAGGTGGTACGCATTACTTGAGTTCGACGCCGTAGGCATCGTAGATTTTCTTGTTTCCGTTCACACGTACAGTGGTGTTAACCGCCTTGGAGTTTACCTTGCACTCGGGGTTGTCACGCAGGAATTCATCGACAAACTTTTTGTCTTTCCAGCATGCGTAGCCGAGGCGTTGGCCCCAATAATGGTAGGAATCGACTGGGATTCGGCAGGACAATTGCCCAAGCCCTTCGACGTGCCCATGGTGGAGTTTATTCAGTTCACCCATTAGTTTCTTCTGGGTGTGTGCCTGAATTTTACGGAGTTCCCATCCCGTCCGAAACTCCTCTAGCATGGGGACTAGAAGGTCGGACGGGATGGATTCATGGATGGACTCGATGCCAGCCATGCCCCTTACGAGTTAGGTAAGGAGACCGCCGTTGGCCGTGCTCGCACGATAGTCGAACATGCCGAACGTGAGGGGGGACTGGACGACGAGAGCCGCCATAGCCTCCATCATGCGACGAGGACCGCCGCCGTTTTCGGTCAGTTCACGGACCTGAGCGACGTTACCGCCGTAGCGGATTTCGAGCATGTCCCAAGGGATGATGAAGCCCTTGCACTTAGCGTTGTTGGCGTGGAGGTTGACGTAGTTCTTGGCCTCGGTTTCGGTGGCGAAGCGAGCATGAACAGCACTGGCGGTGCCAAAGGCAACACGTTCGAACTTGTTTGTGGTAGCGTCCTTGAGCCAGACGAGGTTCTTACCAGCACCATTCAGGCCAGCACCATTGGAGGTGACGTCAGCGGCGGCGTAGACGCCATCGACGATAGCGTAGCGACCAGTCGCAGTGTAGGAGGCACCAGAGGCACCAGCACCACAATCGACGATGGTGTAGGGATTGACGCCAGCGTGGAGGAACTGGGAAGGAACCAGAGCCAACTTACCGAAGTCGCCCTCGAAGTAGTCAACCGACGCCTTGATGACGTCCGAGTTGGCATCTCGGGTGTTCTGGATGCGGGAGGTCAGGGCGGGCTCGGTCTTGGTATAGACGAGATTCGTGAACTGACGCTTTAGGGCGGTACCGACAACGGCTTCGTGGTTCTTGAACTGACCAGTCTGCTCGTACACCGAGGTCATGACGTCCTGAACATCGTTCTCGCCCAACTGGTCAACAGTCTGGCCAGTGCCGAGGATAGAGGAGGTCGGAGTGCGGAAGTTTTCGCCGACAGGTCGGATGGACTGGGTCTGCGAGCCGTACTTCTGCTGGGTGTTGGTGGAGGCACCAAGGAGGTCGTTCTTAATCCAAGCGGTCAAGCAACGGGTGCGGTACGGGGTGGCACCATCGTCGAGGGCAGGAAGAACGTCCGAGGTGAAGGTCAGTTCCATCGAACGCTTCATGTCGATGGTGGCCTTGGCCAACTGGCGGCTGAGTTCATCCTTAACACCAGCGATGTTGAGGAGGTCCTGCGTCAGGTTGGACACGTGAACGGCACGGCGGAACATGTGGATGTTGTTTTCCACTTCTTCACGATAGCCGAGGGTGTACTGCTTGAAGGCAGGGTTGGAGGAGGGGCTGGTCGGGTCAACGTCAGCACCATCGAGAACGCCGAGTTCAATCGAGGGGTCTGGGTTGCGGTCAACCTGCCAGCGGAACGTGGTATTTCCAGGCTTAGAACCACGCTTAGCCATCGAGGTGATGGGCGTGTCCTTAGCGTCCACGTTGGCGATGAGGTCCGAGAGTTCTTCACGGATACCGATACGACCAGAGGCAAAGCCATTGCGGGTCGGGCCGTTAGGAAGCGGACGCTGATTCTGGAACTGAGATTCGAATAGAGAAGCCATGTCTTGTATGGGGGTTTGGGTTAGACGAACTTTGACTTAAACACGTCTGCGAGGTCAGAGATTGACCCGCTTCGCTGGAAGCGTTCGGAACTGGCACGAGCCTCGACTTCATCACGCCTAGGGGCGGGACGAGGGGCCGAAGACAACGACGTAGGCTGTACTGGCACACGCTGTGGCTGAACGCCACGACGAGCACTTTCCTTCTGCGTCTTGTAAGTGGACATGCCCAAAGCCAACTGGGCGGCGTAAATCTCGTAGTCTGGGAAACGCTTAATCTCGGGGAGGGCCTTTACCAGATTCTTGGCAACAATAGACCTCTCGTCGGAGGGGTCATTGAGCCATGGAAAATCCTTCTTGGCACGTTGAGAAAACTGCTTCTTAGCCGTGATAAACTCCGCCTGTTCTGGGAGATGCTCCTCTAGGGCTTGGAGAGCCACGACCTTAGCCTTGGCGATTTCCTCCTTAGAGACATGCTCCTGCTGGTTGTCACTTTCGTAGTATCCGTCTGGGTAACGTTCGCAGAACAATCGAATCTTCCTCTGCCTGTCGTACTCGGCCTTAATAGCATCTTCGGAATCCAACTTCGAGAATGGGTTGTTGGTCCTAGGTGCGGCCTGTGAACGCTTGACAGACTCGAGTTCTTCTTCGAGTTTCTTTGCACGTTCCTCTGCTTCCCTGCGAAGGGCCGTGAGTTTGGCGAGTCGCTTCTGAACACCCCGAGGGGCATCCATTTCGGGACTCTCAATCTCATCGCCTTCCTCCGCCGTGGTCGCCTTGGACTGCTTGTCTTCGTAGGATTCATCAGGCTGTTCGGCCTGTTCCTCCTCCTGAACTTCGCCTTCCTCGGCATTTTCCGACTGGTTCGTTTCGGTGTTGTCGGACACCGCCTCAGTCTGCCCGTCAGACAAGGCTCGCATGAAAAAATCAGCGAGATTGTTATCTTGGGAAGCGTCGAGTTTCGCTTCTTGCTTTGGCATGGGGGGATTAGGCTCGGTCCCAAGTTCGAGTTCAGCGTGTGGCTGGTTGTCGTTTTCCATAGTCAGGGTTTAGTGCTCCCAGAAGCGTAGGCGATTGAGGGCTTTTTATTGACCAACGCAAGTGGCGTAGGCCGTGTGATGCGGTTTGACTCGCTTTACGCTTAAACCATGTGGGTCCGAGCCTCCTCCCTGAGTTTCTGGAACTCAAGAAGTAGGTCGTTGATGGCATCTAGGCGTCCAGCCGAGTGAGTGCGAGCCTCACCAGTGGTTGTTGGAGCCATGACTTTGCCCATCTCGATTTGAAGGGCTAGGTCACAGGTCATTAGTACGGCCTTGTACAGTTCCTCAGATTCAGGAGTCCTGAACATGAAGGCCTTTACCGCTGAGTTTTTTGCGTCGGTGCTCATAGAAGCGTGTTAGGGATACCACCAGCCTGAGGCTGTTCTTCTGGCATTTCCTGTTCAGGAGACGCCTCTTGTTCCATCTGGCCAAACTCCTCCTGAATCTTCTCGGAGGCTGGCGATACGCCGATTCGGCCAATTTGCTTGTTCTTCTCTTGGTCGATGGAGAACTGCAACTGCTTGGTGTAGTTCTGGAACAGGATTTGGAAGATTTGGTCGCCCTGAAGTGCCTGTTGTGCCTTGGGGTTCTTCTGGATGACTTCTTGGGCAAACTGCAATTTGGTGGAAGCGGCAGGGTCATTTTCGACGTATTGGGCTTCATTGCCCAACATCATCAGACCAATGTCGCTGACCACGTCCTTGTACAGTTTCTGAGAGGCGGTGGCTTGGTCGATGACAAGTTCTCGTGCCGCATCTGGGCTGATAGACTCAATGACCAGTTTGACCAACTTGTTCCTGTCAATGATGCCACTGCTGTCCAGAGGAACGACAGTCTTGATGATGGCCTCAAGTTTCTTCTGAACAAACTCTGGGTCAGTGTCACGTACGTCGAATCGAACATTGAAGTCAAACTGGCTGTGAATGTCGGACATGCCCTGCTTAAGCGGAGTGCCAGTGATTCGGACAATCTGCTCCTCTGGCATGTACTGAAGACACAGCGAGAACATCTGGCTAAAGACACGGGTCCAAAAACCAAGCCAGTTATCGACCATCAACTGCTTAATCATCTGAATCTTGGTCGGGTCGATGGTTTCGCCAACCTGATAGCCGTAGTAATTGCCTAGGTTTTGCTCGATTTGCTGGATAACTTGGAAGGCGTACTCGACTCGTCCAGATGGAGGCTCAAGCCAAGTGTAGTCGTCCTTGTTGGAAACTGGCAAAACCTGTGCTGGAGCGATGCGATTAAGGGCACCGATGCGTTTGACGACCTTTACGGGCGGGAGCGTCTCCATCGCCGTTCGGTCACGGATGGAGTCATGCTGTGCCTTGACCTCATCCTGCTCGGTCTTGTTGATTTCAGGGATACCACGAGACTCGGCAACCGCACGGCGGTGACGCTCACGGCGGTATTCGATGAAAGGATAGTCTCCGTGGGCGTAGTTGAGCAATTCCTGCTTGGCGTACAGTCCTTCACCAACACGAGGACTGAAAACAGTGTAGTAAATGGCAGGAACGTCGTCCTTGTCCAACTGGCGGTAGTAAGCCCAGACAATCTCACACAGGTTATTGCCACGCTCGATGTTCGAATTGAGCATCGTGGTGGTTGGAATGAGGTTCGGGTCGTTGAAGTAGTAATGGTTGCCAAGAGTATTGGCCACCTTGTCCACCCATTCTTGGTCCCAGCCGTCAATCTTGGCAGTAGAACGCAATTCGACCTCCGTCATGTACTGGCGACGGAAGATGACACGGGCTTTTTGTAGGTCAGCGGTCTCGGGAGGGAAGCAAACCTCGTCAAACGGCTTAAGTGCCTCGATGCACGGGAGGTTCTTGGACATGTAGGTTTCTGGAATGTCCCCCTTGCCAGTGTCACGCATCTGCCTGACGAACTTACGTACGTCCTTGGTCTTCATCTGCGGGAGATGGTCACTGACCAAAGCCACGGCATACTCCTCCTTAGCGGAATCCATGATGGCATTGACCATCTTGGCGTAAATACCCTCCTGCTGGCCTTCTTGTTGCTCAGCCATGGCCATTTGCTGGAGTTCGGTCATCTCCATCGACTGAATGCGGACGGACATTTGCTGTTCCCAAGTCACCTGAACAACCGACCAGCCATAGGTAAGGGCATAGTCTGCGGCCAATTCGGCCTCACGATGCAACTCGTTCTTGATTTTGGTCTCAACTAGCCAACGCATCAGGTTCGTTGCCGAAGCCGCCGCCATGGTGTCGTTGATTTCGGTGCCACCAACTTTGAGGGTGCAACCCTTGAAAGCCGTAAGAAGCGTGGCCTTCTGGTCGTTGATGAGTCGGTCAACAAGACGGACACGAACATCGGAAGCACCTTCGAACGGGAAGGCTGGGTCGCCATCAGGGCGAGCCCAAGAATGCTTCTTTCCGTCCTCGGTCTGGCCAACCCAGCGAGCGAGACGAATGTCGTCGGCGTAGTTCATCTTCGACACCATGGTGCCGAAGTAAGCCGAGCGTTCGTACTCGGATAGGAGCAACTGAATGTCTGGCTTATCCTTGTGAAAGGCCAGTTTGTCAGAGTGAGGGTTGGGACTGTTGAACTTCATTGGAATTGGATTTGATGAATTCTAGGAGACTGTCTCGGTAGAACATGTGTTGCCCTCCGATAGTCTTGAAAGTCTTTACTTTGCCAGCGTTTCGAAGGCGAATCAGGGTGGACTTGGACAAGTTGAACACTCTGGTAGCGTCCGCTAGTCGAAGAAGCGGTGGGGTTTCTTTGGGGATTTCCATAAATTAGTAGGAGCCACCGCCGATAGCAGTGTATGAGTCTGAACCACCATACATAGGGTCCATGACGGCAAGATAGCGAAGGGCGTCGATTGGGTCTTTGGAGGCACCCTTTTCGTTGTCCAGCCCAGTCCACTCTCGAAGGCACCAAATCAGATTGTGGCAGTCTTCGGAGATGTACAGTTTAGGCTGGTTGATTCCGCTGATTGGCTGATTGGGGTCGTAGGCGAACCAGTCGTTCAAGATGGAGACCCCTTCCTCAAGTCGAAGTCCAGCCGCAGGGCTGAAATACATCGGGTTATCGCCTTCATCCAGCAGTTGAATTAGGGTCGTACCGCCTTCCTTCTGGATGACAGTGGTTCCGCCAGCACGAGGGTCGATGTACCTGTCGGCCATCTCCTCGCCGTTCTCAAGGTCAAGAATCAGGTTCTTTATCTCGTCAAGGCCCATACCAGCACCCTGACGTTGGGCTGGGCCAGCCTTGCCATCAGCCTTTTCGCCAGCCATCGCCCATTCGCCCATGCTAATGTCAGGCCATTCACGATACACGAACTTGTTTCCATGTTCGTCCACACGCATCCAAAGCATGAACCAATTTCTGGCACCAGCAGGGTCAACAGCCATGTAGTTCGTACCATGCTCTGGAATTTGCTCCTTCGGAATGATGTTTGGCTCACCAAACCTAGGGAATTGGGAGCCAGAGAGAGACTCCGCCCAGCCATAGGCTCGGATTTTGACTTCATAGGGGCCACGTCCACGTAGGGCTAACTTGATTTGCTCGAACGGCGAGTACTTGTTCAACTCTGAGTGGAACCAGATTACCCCAGCCGCACCTTTGGAGCACTTCGCCGTGTAAGGCATGTGACCCTTAGGGATACTCGGGATGTTTTGGGTGTCGGCCAGCAGTGTAGCGGGCAAGGTTTTCTTGATTCGGCACCCTGCGACGTAATCTTTTACGACTGGTGTGAAGCCCGTGATAGGCGTAAAGGTAATAATCATCTTACCGCTACGGGTAGCCAATCGGTAGCGGAGCGTTTCGACCCAATCCGACGGAACCAACTCGTCGCACCAAATCAGGTCAGGTTCGCCACCTTCGATAACCTTCTTTTCCTGCCCGTAGTTCATGAAGAAACACTGGCTTCTGTTCGGCAGGACGAACGTAGCGTCAGTAAACCCGTTTTTCTGGGAATACTGGATGTTGGTCACTTTCGTCTTTTTGGCGTTCTTGAACTCTGGGGGCATGTACTTCCAGATGACCGCCTGTTGCATCTGGATTGATGTTTGGCTGGTGGTGTGAAGGCACCAGATTCGGCACTCGGGCCGAGAGCATAGGAGTTGCATCACACGCTTTGCGGCGTACTCGGTCTTGCCAGCACGATTTCCACCCATGATTAGCAATTCCGTTCCGCCCATCAAAATCTCATCGGCATCGGACCAGCAGTCTGGCTCGTATCCATGCCTGTAAGGGTCATTCTGCTCCGCTTGGATTTTCTCCTCACGGCGACGAAGAACCTCTGCGGTTGCTTCTGGCCCAATTTCGTTGGCTAGGTCAACCAACTGCTCCTCGGTTGGAAGGAGCATGACTGGATGTTTGGTCAATTCGACCCCTCCTATTGTTACCTTGTCGAGAGCCATCTTATTCGCTTTCCGTTTCTACGTCATTGACGACTTGACCCTTCGAAGCCGCCTCAGAGGTGTTTGTCTGAGGTACGCCACCATCGTAATTAGTTGGTTTAGCGAAAAATGGGCCTACGCTCTTATTTAGCAAAGTTTGCAACGGAAATGCGGCCATTGCCGTAGTAGCCGCAAGTCTAAACACTGGACTTCCGAACGCCAACTGGCCGAACGCCCCAGAGAATACATCAACTTGGGGCCTAGGTCTTGGTTGCTTACCTCTAGACTGACTGGCCTGAAAATCATTGGCAGTCGTCATGCTTTCGCCGTCAGGCGAACCAGATTTTTCGGCCTTCTTCGAAGCCCTTAAATCTTTGCGGTACTGGTTCCACCGCCCCTGCATACTGGCCTTAATGTCCTCCTGACCACGATAAGACACTTCCTCAACTGAACTTGAGATGCCGTTACGGCTACTGCTTCTATTGCGATAGACGTCTCTTTCTATCTCGATTTCATCGTTCCTGATGAGAAGGCCGCTTTGATTCCTAATCCATCTGCTACCAGACAGTGAACCAGAAATTTTGCCACCAGTCATCGAGCCCTTGGTGGTACCCAAGGTAGATGAAAGGGCACCCTTGGTGGTGCCCAAAGTCGAATTGAGGGCACCTGAAGTTCTACCAAGAGTAGAGTTCAGGGCCCCCTTCGTCGGGTCTAACTGTGGGTTCCCCCCAGAGGGTACGACTTTATCGCCCTCTGCCAAGGTGGTTAGTAACCTCGCTGGCTACGCTTATGTTCGGACCAAGATGAGCCCATTCGGCCCATGCCGTTGGTGCCAGCGTCCTTGGTGTTAATCTTTTCGCCAATAGAACTGCCGATACCATAACCAGCGGCACCAGCGGCACCAGCCTTGAGCATGTCGCCAGTGTTGTAGCGACGCTGGGAGGCTTCGCCAGCAATGTCCATGGCACGGCCCTTGATGCGGGTGGCGGCGTTGGACACCTTACGCTTCACAGTGCCGACAGTCTTATCGACGGCACGGCCAGCCTTGGTGCCGTACTTGCGGCCAAACTTTTCGGCAGGGCCAGCGGGAGTGCGGGTCTTCTTGGGCTTGGCCGAACTCATCATGTTCTCTGGATTGCGGGCGGCGGACTTAATCATGTTGCCAATCTGCTTCCAGCCATCGCCGACGTTGTTGTAGATTTTCTTGCTAGGCATAGTAGTATGGGGGTTTGAAATTAATAGCCTCGGGTGGTTCGCTGGTGGTTTTTGTGCTTAGACCACGCCGAGGATTGGTGGGGAAGCAGTTGTTCGCCACGAGCGAGTCGGGAGCGAGCACGACCAATTGCGTTGTCGCCCCACATCTTCATGTGAGCACGAACCTTGGCATAAGCCATTTCCGTGTCACGAGGGCTGGCGGCTTCGCCATCGTCATTGACCTGAGGCTTGTTGTGGAGAGCCTTGCGACCTTGCTCGACCTTGTACAGTTTCTTAGGAGAGGTAACTGGCTGGGTCTTGTTTACAGTTTCAGGATACTTAATCTTGGGACCATCAATCGTGCGGCTGGAGGTGGTTCTACGCAATTGGTATTTCTGCGACTTGCCAGCACTCAAAGAGGCTTCAAGAACCTTGCGGCCCTTACGAAGACCAAGACGAACGGGGAGCATTAAACCTGCCATGGGGGGTTTTTTCTTTTAGGGGTTTTTGTTGGCGACGGCGGTTAGCAACGCTTACCTCCACGCTTGGGCTTGTTCATCTTAGGACGAGACTTGGCTTCAGACTTGTAGTTAGATTTCTTGCTCATTGGGGGTTCTGGGTATTGAATAACTTGGTACGGCTTTCGGGTCGTTGCGAGCAAAAAAACTTCCCGTTCTTAGCCTGTACCCTGATACGAGCACCCTTGAAGAACAGTCGTGAGTTGGATACCTTGACTGTGAAGGGGTACTGGAGTTCACGACCCTCCTGATTGGCCCAGAGGATGGTTGGGTTCGGGAAGTCGCACTTAACCACGATTGCGGTGAACTCCTTGACCTCATGCTGGGCTGGTTCCGCACCATTAACGCCAAATCGGGTCAAAACCTTCTTAAGCCCTTCTTCGGTGTAAATGACAGGGCACAACTTGGCTGGCTTGTTACCCTTGGGTTCACGAACCCAGTCCGTGCCCTCAGTGAGCGTCTTGCGGTAGGATACCAGTTCCTCCTTGGGAATGGCGTACTTGTCTAAAAGGTCGTATTCTTTCATCGAGTGAGATTGAGTCGGATTGCGTCGCAATAGTCGGAATCTATCCAGAGGGCTGGTTTAACGTGAATCCCTACAAATGGGTACTTCGTGCGAAATTTCATTACCTTGCCAAAAACCACCTGAGAGTCGTCATGCCAAAATCCGCAGTCAGTCAGGGCATCACAGACGGATTTGGCCAAATTGTCGAAATCGGGCCGAGTGACCATCGGGCCGTCCTTACCCTTATCCGACTTAATCAGGGGGAAACCGAAGTAAATGGTAAGTTCCAGCGGCCCCTCGAAAGGCTTGTCGGGAGCCTGTGCACGAGCCTTGTCCGTAAACATCTGTATCCACTTCTTGATGGATGAGTTCTCCATCTTCCCAATGAACTGGCGACCATCCCTCGTCTTCAGGATGCGGAGGTTCGCTTGGTGGGTGGACTTGATGGGGCATACATCCACCAGAAGTCGCTTCTCGAAATAGTTGGACTCGGTATCCATTAACTACACACTTCGCCGCATACCAAAGAAGTCAATGGATAACGAACGCCTAGATACCAGCCCTTCCTCGAACCATAACGCCTCCCGCCTTAAGCCAGAAAAGCGGACTGCTATCGAACAGGGGCTTAGGGAGGGTAAACCCATCCTAGAGGTAGCCAAGGAAACCAAGACCTCCCCGAACAACGTGATGGCGGTCAAGAAGTCGATGCCAGAGTGCACAGGGCTTCAGGACGAGTTCAAGGCAACCACTGTCCGCAACCTAAAGTCCTTCGTCCAAAGGGCATCCCAGAAACTGGTCGATGAACTAGACACCCTCCACGTCTCCCAAATCCCAATCGCCATGGGTATTGCCATCGACAAGATAGGGGCCCTGCAAGACCAGCCCACAGCAGTGGTCGAACATCGTTTTAGCATCACCCATGATAGCATCAACAAATTGTTGACTAGCAGGGGTAAGGACCTTCTCAAAGCCAAGGAGGATACCCTAGACGCAGAAATCGTCCCTGAGAAGCCTGTCCCAACTAGGGCTTTTATGGACTGGGCTAAAAATCCGAAGGCTTCGTTTTTGGGCAAAAAGGTAGAGGATGATAACCCGTCACAGAAAACGGAAAATCTGGAAGTTCGACCCCCCCCGCCCCTTGAATCTGAGGCATAAGGGTCAGGATTGGACTTCGCACAAGATTCATTATGTCTAGTCTGACCCTAATCTGGGGTCATTCACTAACGTAATGCGACTCAAACCACCATTGACACCAGTAGGGGGCTTGACATGGGGTCACTTTGTTAGAGATTACCATTGCCCATGCGACGCATCTAATCACCCCAATCAAGTCATTGGGTTGTGGATACGGGCTGATGGATTAAGTCGTTGGTTTGCCATTACGTTGGGTCACGAAAGGCAAGAGGCGACATGATATCTTCCAGAGGGCTGAGATGGGCACTAGGATGACCTCTGAGGCGTTATCATCTCCTCCTGTGGTAAGACGTGAGCCATGTATGCCAGCGGTTGAATGGCATTCCCTAAGGAAGTCCTTGAGGTCTGGTGTGTGGAATACCATGACCATGAGTGCTACGTCGTGAAGTTTGAATACATGCACCCAATAGTCTGATGTGGTTACAGCGATGCCTGATGCCTTGCCACGGCACCTGAACTCGAACACGGCATTACCTGAGATGGCCCAAGTATCACGTTCGGTCTTCACCTCAACCTTGGCTTGGTCTGTGCCGAGCCACGTGAGCCATCGCTCACCATCTTGTCCATACTGAAGGTCTATGTCGAACTTGGCTCGGTCACTCATTTGTACAGGGTTGGTTTGTTGGTAGTCTCAATGGAGTGCTTGTGCTGGGCAAGCAAGGCTGAGAATCGCATACCTGATTCTACCTTACGTTTGGCAAGTGCGGTTGAATAGCCGATGGCGGTGAGGAAGGCATAAGGCTTGGTCTCGTATGGGCACACCATGGGCCTGTCATTGGGCAAGAGCACGAGTTCAAGGTATCGCATGGACTTAATCTTGGGCACTATGCTAGGGCCAAGCGAGTAACACGAATACAACACAATAGGTGATGGCTCGTATACGTAGTGTTGCTTGAACTCATTGGTGATGCGAGTGAGCAACGTGTAGGCATAGTCCTCTGCAATGAGTTCATTACGTGCCGAGTGATAGGGCCACACCTGACGTCCGTCCTTGGCTCGCATGGCACTAATGTCATCCCATGCACTCTGGTGAATCTGGAATCGACCAAGGGCTGGGCCATCTAGATTACGCCTATCGCCGACAGCATTGTCATCGTTACCTGACTCAATGAGTGAGAGTGCAGAGGTAACTGCTCGCCTGTCGTCGTAGATGAACATTCGCTTGCCTGTGTTCGCAGTCTGGCCGTAAGAATGGCCCATGACCAAGAAAAAAAGGAAAGCAAAGCGAGCCAATGCAATCGTACCCAAGGCCGAGCAGAGTCTATTCATAGATAGGGTCATTGATTGCGGTGATGATGAGTGCAACCTTGTAATGCTTGAGCCACGACAGTTCTACGACCATGCAATCGTGGACGTCGTGATGGACGTGCTGGATGGTTCGCACCACGTGGTGTACTCGTATGACCAACTCATACGCTGGACGTCGTTGCAGAGCGTGTATTCAGATAGCAACTACACATCATGGTACGATGTGTTGAGTAAGTATGAACTGGATACAGAGTCGTATGACGAGGCCTCGCACGAGTGGGTGGATTATAATACTCTGCGTGGGATACAGCACATGGGCCCAAATCGACCCCTAATTCAGGCAAAACAATACGAATAATGCCAACTGGATTTCGTTGATTATCAACGACTTACGTGAATCTGGACGAAAAAATACGAATAGCACTTGTGCTAGGTGAAATAGTGTGCACAGTCGGATGAGTCGGTGCTAGGGGTCATAGCCTAGTTGCTGTCGAGGTAGGGGGGCGTGAGGGCCCCTTGGATTCCTCGGAGGGCATTAACACCGACACTTGACTTTCCAAAACAACACAACCAACATCTAACAACAACACTTCCAGCAGGGCTCGACGCCCACGCTGGTTCAACCAACCAAAACCAAACCAACCAAGCATGCTCCTAAGAGCGTAGGTGGCTCGCCCTCAAGCGACGCAAGCAACGCAAGTTGTGCCACCTATCACCTTTCAGATTGGGTCGTCTAACGGATAGGACTTCTGGCTACGAACCAGACAATGAGAGTTCGATTCTCTCCTCAATCACCATCTCACCCACCAACCAACCAAACCAACCAAATGAACAAGAAAACCATCGCCGAACTCTGGCTCGTTGCCGTCGTCATTGATACTGCCATTCTCGTGGCTCTCATCGTGACCGCTGGCCTCGCCCTCAGCAAGTAAGCAAAAAATCAGAGTGTAGCCTAGTGGTCAGGCACCTGCTTTGGGAGCAGGGTCACGCAGGTTCGACTCCTGTCACTCTGACATAACTTTCCAACCAAACCAACCAAACCAACCAAACCAAATACCAACATGTCTAACGACACCACAACCAACCATGTGTTCACCCACGAAGGCGTGAGCATCTTCAAGAAGGACAATGGCCTCAAGTACGTTTCGTGCAAGGCCATCATCGGCAAGAACCACAAGGACTACTCGCTCTTGAAGTTCGCCATCAACAAGGTCAAGGAGACCAAGGAGGCTCTGACCGAGTACCAAACCGAACTCGGCTGGAAGCAACTGAGCAACGCCGAGAAGGACGCCCTGTCCAAGGGCGACAAGAGGAAGCACACGCTCATGTCCAAGAAGATTGACGAGTCTACCCAGCAGTCCGCTTTCATTGACGCTATGAGCGACCAGAGCAACATCTGGACAGCCATTAAGGAAGACTTCATGGCCGCCACCACTAGCGGCGTTAACACAGAGCCTGAACTCGTCTCTATCTTGCTGACCTACGGCTTCGTCAAGGAGGGCAATAACTACATCTACAAGTTAAGCGAGAACCATGGCTTCATGGCTAGCATCAGGGGGTCCTATGATTGTGAAGCCGTCAGCGTAATCCACTTCTACGAGAGCGAGTACAAGCAGTTCACCGACAAGGAGACGCAGGAAACCGAATGGTACTGGACGCAAGGTTTCACTAAGGCTTCCGTAGGTTTCAAGGGCCATTCCGAGTACAAAGTGCAGTTCGAGACCTACAACTTCTACGCTAGCACCAGCGACGACATTAGTCACTTTGCTACCCTGTTCCAAGTCGCCAAAGAGTGCTTCAATGTGCTCAAGGCTGTCGAAAACAAGGTCGATGTGTACAGCCTCGTTAAGAAAACCTACGAATACGAACTGGCCTCTTGACAACTGCCCAACCATTGATAACACCTGTATCAACCAACCAAGCCATGAAATCGCTGTATCCTAGGAAGCCTATCGGCTCCAAGAAGTGCTGTGCCATCTGCGAGAAGCAGAAGTCGCTCAAGCACTTCCCCGTCACCAAGAAGGCCAAGGGCGGTGCCGTCCTGTACCACTCGTACTGCAAGCCTTGCCTGAACCAGTACATGCTGGACAGGTACCACTTCCTCAAGAACCAGAAGTATGCCTAATCCAATGGCTATCACCAAATACAAAGTCACCAACGTCGTATGGGATTACGACGGCGACGAGGACGTAAACCTGCCTACCTTTGACAATGCTCCATTCGAAGTCAGCGTCAATGATGGCGACGACGTCGAGGACATAATCGCCGACAAACTTTCTGACTGGGGCGGGTACACAGTCCACTCCTTCAACTTCACCAAGTAATCTATGTTGTATCCAAAAGCCAATAACAACCAACCAACCAAACAAACCAAACACATGTCTAACGACGAAACCAAAATCCAGTATCCGAATAATCCTTTCGGAGTGTTCGGCAAGGCCATCAAGCCTCGTGCCTGTAAGCACAACAAAACCAAGAAAGCCGTGAGCGTCCTTTCGCTCAACTACGCACCGCAGGACAACCCTGAATGGGTTGACAGGTGCATCAACGTCGACGTCAAGATGGACGCCATCAAGAAGCACGTCCAGACCAACCCTCAGTACAAGTTCGTCAAGCGTCAGTTCATCTTGGCGATTCTCGAAAAGGCCGTTGATGAATACATCAAGGAGCACAACATCACTCTCTAACCCAAACCAACCATGACCGAACAACAAAAGAACGAACTGTTGGACGCCCGTAAGGCGTACAACGAACAGGTGGACAACTCCCGTGCCAGCACGGAGAAGTTCACCACAGGCGACACGGCCCACCAATACAAGGTGAAGTCGGTTCCCCTGTTCACCGCCGACGGCGTCCCTGCTGACGCTTGGGGCAACTTCCGTGAGGACACGAAGGCCATCATTGGCGTGACGTCCGACAGGTATGGCATCCTCCAGAACGATGAGTTCGAGCGTGTCATCAAGACGGGACTCGCCAGCCGTGGCCTTAACCCCACGTCGCAGAAAATCTCCGTCGTCAAGTGGGGCTCCCGTGTCCACTTCCAGTACGACTTCAGGGACGCCTCGTTCGAGGTGCCCACCAAGAAGGTCGGCGACATTATCTGCCTCCGTATCACCGCACACAACTCGTTCGATGGTACCAGCAAGTCCAGCATCAGCGTCGGTGCCCTGCGTCTCGTATGCACCAATGGCATGACGTGCTTCGACTCCGAACTGTCGCTGTCCGCCAAGCACGTCAGCACCATCGACCCTGCGTACTGCACCCGTGTCGTCGATGAGGCCGTCGCCCAATGGCATAAGTTGCAGGGACGTTTCACCACGTTGGCCCAGACGCCCATCACGCACAACGATGGTCAGGGCATCATTAATGCCTTCGTCAATCGTGGCGTGTACAGCGAGCGTATGTCCAAGCACATCATCGAGCGTTGGAAGCACCCGTCGTTTGAGCATGACGAAGAACGTTCCATCTGGAACCTGTACAACGCCCACACGGAGGTGTTCACGCACGTCCTCAGCGAGCGTAACAGCGAGCACAGCGACCACGTCAGCCGTAAGGTCTTGTTTAACTTGACCAAGGCCAGCAAGGACCCTGTGCTCCTCGCCGAACTCTCCAACAGCGTCGCCCAGCACAACTAATGCCCGTACGTCCTAACAGTCTCACGATGGAGGTCATCGCCCAAGATGTTGCGGCTGATGCTGTCCGTCGTAGGGACTGGGAGGCGTATAGGTTTACTGAATACGCACATGCCCTCATCAAAAAAGGAAAAATCGAAGACGCCAAAGAGTGCGTTGAACGTGCCAAGCACACCATCCAGCGTAACATCCGTGAGCAATCCTGAGCCCATCCAATCCTCCCGTCCCAGCGTGGTGTTCTCTGACATTGAGTTCCACAAGGGGATGCCAGAGTCAGCCTATCGTTCGTACGAAGGCTTCAACCAGTCGTATCTGAAAACTGTTTACACCGACGGCATACTCCACGCCGAGTATGACCGCCTCAACCCACAGGAGGAGACCGAAGCCCTGCGTATCGGTAGCCTGTTCCATGCCATGGTGCTCGAGCCTGAGACTGTCCATGACCTGTACATGGTGGCACCTAAGGTCGATAGGCGTACCAAGGAAGGTAAGCATGAGTACGAGTTATTTCTCGCTGAAGCGGTCAACAAGTCGGTAGTGAGCGACAGGGAATACCTGACCGCCACTATGATGGCCAACTCTACTGTGCTTCATGCCCTTAAGCACCTGCACAAGGAGAACTGCGACTTCGAGATTGCGTTTACGGGCAGGGCCACAGTTCGCTACCACATTGGCGAAGAAGTGCATGGGACGTCCTTCCCCATCAAGGGTAAGTTGGACATTCTCGCCCACAAGATTAACGGCGACATTGAAATCCGTGACCTCAAGTCCATGGGCAAACTGACCAACGACGACGTACGCAAATCCGCCAAGGACAGGCTGTGGTCGCTCCAGTCGGCCTTCTACACCGACGCCGTGTACGCTGGCTTCAAGCCCAACAAGGTGGACTTCGTGTACTACTGCACCGAGAAGGCGGCTCCGTACCATACGCACGACTGGCAATGCACCGAGGAGATGCTGGCCCGTGGGCGTGGCATCTACGCCGATGCCTTTATGCAGGTCGCCGAGTGGATTCGTAAGGGTAAGCCTGATACGTACGACTATCTCGGACGTTCCACACTCAACGTATGAGCGAAGACCAAGTACCAGAACTGCCCTTCGTGGGCGTGTGGATTCCAGCCAAGGTCTTTAACGACGTACGGCTGACGCACAGCGACAAGTTCCTGTGGTCCATCATCCACATCCTGTCCAAGAAGGATGGGTGCTATGCCACCCGTGAGACTCTCGCCCGCTACATGGGCTCCAGCGTCCGCAACATCCAATACTCAATCAACAGGTTGACCGACTGTAAGTACGTTGTTCGTAACCCCAATGGAAAGATTTGGGACGTCGTGAGCAAGGTGCTGGAGGGTGAAGGCACTTTCACCCCAGCCATGAAGTCCGCTTCACCTGAGCCATGCAACTCCCTTCACCCAGAAGGATACAAGGAGAATAAAACAAGTTACCATAAGGAGCAGGAGGACCTCAGGGACGACTTCATTCGTTCTGATGCCGAACTCTCCAAGGTATGGGACGAGTATCTCGCATGGCGTAAGGCCCATCGCAAGCCTACCTCCAATCGCTATTGCAATCGCTGGAACGATGAGTTCAAGGAGTGGGGCGTTCACGACGCCACCAAGGCCGTCACAGCCAGCCTCAACAACGGCTACCAAGGCATCTTCAAGCCTCGTAGCATGACCCCTTTCCAAAAACCAAAAACCAACCAAGACCATGCAAAAGGATTCTAAGGAGTACGACGCTCTCGCCAAGCAAGCGACGCACGAGGCTCTCCACGCCATCCACAACCAGTCCATCCAACGCCTCGGCTTCGGGGCTTGGGCTGATGACGTCATCATGAACTTCATCGAGGACAACATGCCCATGATGAGCATGGGCAAGGGCAAGATGAGCGTCGAGTCCAAGGACTACAACCTGTACGCCGAGTTTGATGACTTCTCCTACTCCATCGTCGTCAGTTCTCACACCGACGACGGGTGGCAGATTCACGAACGTCACTTCAAGTTCAAGGAGGGCGAAAAGAAATGAGCGACATTCAACTCTACATCGACCCTGCGTGCATGCTGTCCAAGGTGCCGTACAAGGTGCCTAACAACACCCACTACGTAACGCTTGAAGAATACGAGCACCTCAAGTCCGAACTCCAGATGGAGAAGGACAACGAGGACCGCTTGGTTCGCATGTGGCAGAGGGCCAATAACGAAATCCATGGGTTGAACTCTCAGGTGGCCGCTTTGATTGACGACAATACCCGCCTCAAGGCCGAGGTCGAGCGTCTGAAGGAGGGCAAGCAGTCGTGAGCGACGTAGGCAAGTGCATCTACTGCGGGGGGGAAACCCACTCCGTGACCTTCCAAGGCATGGGAAACTCCTTCACCTTCAGGGCTCCTGAGATTTGCTCGGACGAGGTCTGCTTGGCTAAGGGTGAGCGTGATGCCCTTGCCAGCGAGCGTCGTGAGTATGCGGCCAAGAACCCGCCAGAGATTCCACGTCCAGCCCTGTTTGATTCCACGGACCCGAGCAGGTTGGCCCCAGAGTTGTGCGACCTGTGCCACAACTGGAATCCATCTGGCAAGGGCCTCCTGATTCACGGCGTAACCCGTAAGGGGAAAACACGTACGGCTTGGTTCATCGCAGACAGGCTGTTCAACGCCAACCCCAAGGCCAATCGCTTCCTGTTCCTGACCATGTTCGAACTGGAGGCTCGCCTCGTCGCATCGTGGGGCACATCGACTTGGGACAAGACCATGCACCACATGGTGAACATCCCTCTCCTGTTCTTGGACGACTTGGGCAAGGAGCGTATGACCGAACGCATGGCCTCGTGCCTGTTCGCACTCGTGGACCAACGCACGATGCACCAACGCTCGACCATTATCACGACCAACCTCACCAGCGACCTCCTGCTTGACCGCTTTCACGACAAGGAGACTGGGAGTGCTTTCGTGGCCCGCCTGAGGGACAATGACCTGTTCGAAAGGGTCGGCGTAAAAAACTGAAAATAGTACTTGCGTTGATTCCAGATACCTATTCAACTCGCTTTCCGTTGGGCACGACGCCCAGCGATAACCAACCAACCAAAACAACCAACCAACCATGAGCACAGGATTGTCCCACGTGACGCTTCTTCTCTCCGCCCTCCACAAACTGGAGGAGGAGTTGAAAAACGCCCAGACTGCCAAGTGTGGTGCCGACCTCTACATCGAGGGCACTGGCCTCACTCTTGAGCAAATCAAGACAGCCAAGAACGGCATGGAGTTGCTCGTCAAGGCCCACAACGACCTTCACAAGAGGGTCAAGGCCTTGGAGGAGAACTCCTAACCGCCAGCCCCCGAAAGGGGGCTCCACTTTCCCATGAAGGCCAAAGAAACCAACCAAGAATACAACGGCTATGCCAACCACGAGACGTGGAAGGTAGCCAACTACATCAGCAATGATGAGTCGCTGTACAACCTGTGCAAAGCACTCTACGAGGACGGCTACAAGTCCTTTGGGGCCATGCGTTGCAAACTGCGTGAGTACGGCAACAAGTGGCAGTCGCTTGCGACTGGCATCGACTACATCGACTGGCGTAGCGACGCAATCCGTTGTGCCGAACTCACCACCCTCCTCAAATCTCTGTATGAACCCACCAAACGATAAGTCCCACAAACTCGTCTGGATTAAGGTCACGAACGAGAACGCAAAGAAACTCGACAGGATTGCAGACAGTTATTGTCTGACCCGTGCCAGCCTTTGCCGCCTCATCGTCACCCAATTCCTTGACGACCCAACCCAAAAAATCCACATCAACAACACCAATGAGCACACAGAACATAACGCCTGAGTTCGCCTCGGCCTACGCCCGAGCCATCGCCCGCACCACGTCGGTGATGGCTGACGCCACCAACCCGTTCCATAAGAACGTCTACGCCACCCTCGAAGCCCACATCTCGGCTACCAAGGCCATTTTCGCCAGCGAAGGACTCGCCATCGTGCAGTTCCCCGTGAGCGACGATAAGTCCGTCGGCGTCGAGACCATGGTGCTCCACGAAAGCGGTGGCTACATCAGCCGCCACGTTTGCATCCCTGTTGCCGACGGCATCAAGGGTCAGGACGCTGGCTCCCTGTTCTCGTACCTGAGGCGTTACGCCATCGCTTCCTGTGCGAACGTGGCTACCTCGGATGACGACGGGGAAGCCGACCGAGTCGTGCGTAACGTAGTGACTAACTCACCACAGCCTGTTGCCAAGCCCGTTGCCAAGGTTTCCGAAGCCAAGGCCATGGAGCAAGCGTACAAGGCCAAGGAGTATCCTACCGACGCCGCTGGTGATGACATGAAACTCGTCCTGCACTTCGGAAAGAACAAGGGCAAGGCCCTGTACGAACTGCCAGCCAACTCGCTCGACTGGTACATCGAGAAGTTCGAGGCCAAGCCCTACAACGGCGTGGTCAATCCTCTCGACACTAAACTGCGTGAGGCGTTGGACAACATCGCCGCAAGCAGGAAGTCGAAACCAAGTTCGGACGACGTTCCGTTCTAAACAACAAGGGCCCCAATCGGGGCCCTTCTTGTTGCGGGCTGTAAGTAGAACCAACCAAGGAAAAACTCCATTTAACCTTTCGGCACCCGACTCATGCTTACCGACGTTACTCTGGTTTAGCCACCGCTGGGGTCAAGCGACACTTTACGTCCTTGTGGCCGTGCCATGCTACCCATGCACCAAGCCCGCACCCGATTGCTATGAGCGTACCCATGAGGTATGGGAACCACGTGGCTTGTACGACGTCCTGTATCACGAACGGAGCACTACCAAAGAACACCGACAGCAAAATCATAATGGCTCCAGCCTTGCCTCCCTTGCCCACGAGGGATTGCAGGATGAATAGCCCAGCACCAACAAAAGCGAACACAGTACTAATCCACAGACAGTTCTTGCGAAGTTCGCCGTAAGCCTGTTCACGTCTCATCGCCTCCATCTCATGCTTCAAGTCTTCGTTTTCTTTTTCAATCTGCTCGACCATGCCGTACAGGGCCGAGGTTTCCTCGTCCACCTTTTGGGCTACCTGCTCTGCCTTAGCCAAGGCCTTGTCATCTACCAGCGTCAGTTCATACGCTTTAACCTGATTAGGCGTGGGTGACTTGATGCCGTTAAGGCGGACTAGGGTAAGGTCCAGCAACTTGCGGGCTTGACCCGTGATTGGCTTCCTGACGGCTTCCAAGGCCGCACCAGCCTCTGACACCTCACGCTCCAGTTTGTCGATGTAGGCGTCTTTCTCTGGGTTGTCTAGCACCTTGACCTGAGGCACTGGCACCTCAGGCGTGGCACAGCCAATCAGAACAAGAGTGCACCCAACAGCAAGCCAGACGCAAATGAGACGCCAATAATGACTGCATTTGGATACTTGGTCCACAGTTCAACGGCGAGGCTTTTGAGTTTTTCCATGGGGCTTAAGGTAAGCACGACCAACAGTACCTACAAGAACAATCAAACCTATGGCCCCAATCGTAAGGCACACAGTCTCATAGTTCTTCAACACTTTCTCAACGTTTCGTAAATCAACTTCCGTCTTGTCGGTTGTAATCCCTTTGTCGGTAACGATTGCAACCGCACTATCCCTGTCCCTTAAGGCGGCAAAACCATCGTTGACGGGAGCCGAAGCCATCCAACCCGCAAGGCCCACAAGGCACAAGAAGATGGACTGCGTCACAATGATAGCCTCAGCGACGCTTACGTTTTGTAGTTTTGGTTTCATCTTCTAATCGGTTGAGAAGTTTACGTCTGGCAAACTCTACCAGTTCTGGGGCGGCTGTACCACAGACGGCATAGAAAATGGCTTCTGTGAGTGGCTCTACCCGTCCGTGTATCACGAAGAAACTAAGGACGCCTACGATGGCACCAGCAAGCACACGCCTGAACCAGATAGCCACAGGCAATTCCTCGTTGGTCAGGAGCAGACGGCAGAGCGAGCCAGCCGCACCAAGCACGGACACAATCCATCCGCCTTGGCGTAGGCTCTCGGCGTTACGCATCAGGTCATCTTCAACGGGAGGTCTCGGACTCATCATCTTGGTTCTCGATTGGTGCCCTGCGGAACTCGGAGATACGCTTGAGTATGTCTAGGTTGCCAGCCGTCGGATTCGGGCGGTAGTCAGGCGTGTTGCTTGGCATCAGGTTTGCGATGCCCTCGATGGCTCGCTTACGCCATGCGGTCTTGTGTGCTTCCGTCGGGAACTTGGGCTTGAACCTCATCATGGTGCCGCTGGCAGAGGCAATCATGGTCTCGAACGCAGTCACCTGTTGGTGGGTCATAAAGCCACGTGCCATGTACTGGAGTTTCCTGTACTTGTTCGAGGATGGGTTGTTGGCCCAAACTGACTTGTCTGGACGGCTTTGACGCTGGTCGTGGACAATAGTACTCAATCTCGCAGGATTGCCTTCCTGAGTTGAGTCGCTTCTGCGGATTCCGAGTTCTTTCGGTACCACAGGGGTTCGAAGCATGTTTCGGAGGCTTTCTCCGCCTATGTCGTGGGCTATGTCATTGATTCCTTGGCCACTGGAGACGCCAGAGTAGAATGCAGTACCTACGTATCCGCCTAGGCCAGACCAGTTCTTAAGGAAGTTGCCGACGTACCCATTGCCACCTCTGTACTTCTTGCTTTGGTGGAATACCTCCAAGGCTTCTTCCTTGCTCTTGGTCGCCCTAATCAGTTTGCCAGTCTTGGCATCGACGATGTTGTAGGTTCCAGTTTCGGGTTGGTAGTCGAGCACTGGCATGTCGAAGGCGTCCGTGGCGTAGAAATCAATCAGGGAACGCTCGGCACCAGCGAAGTGAGTCTCAAGCCAGTAGGATGGTAGCCCGTAATTGGAGACATAGCCCATGCAATCTCCGCTTTCGGTAAGCAGTGCGAATGAGCCCATGCTCTTGAAGGATTGCTGGACACGACGCTTCTCTCTGGCGAACAACCTTCCGATAAGGCTGGTTTCGTCAACCTTTGAAAGATTGATTGGCTTCCCGTTCTCATCAACCATCGCACTACCAAGCGTATCGCTTGAATCACGCCTGAAGTTAAATCCACCAGTTACGTCGGTGTTTGAGTTGTAGACCGAATCTAGGTTAAACGTGGCATCGTATTCTGGTCTTCCATTCGAATAGACAAAGGTGAGGAACTGCCCTGCAAGTTTGCCAAGATGGTGGTACAGGCTGGTCGTGTTGCCCTCGTGTGCAAACTTGCCACCAGCCAAGATTGGCTCGAGTTCAACGTCTGGCATCTCCTTAAGGCGACCAATCAGATTCCCATACAGGCCAGAGGAGTTCTCGAACATGCTCATGTGAGCAATCGTAGATACCAAAGGCTTCATGGCGTCTGGGATAACTAACAGGCGACGGCGTCTGCCAAGAATCATCATCGGGCTCCTGTGCGATTCGCTAGGGGAGTAGCCTCTGTTGAACATGTGTCTGGCATCCGAAAGGATGATGGAGTCCATGCCCCTAGCCGCCGCACGGATGATGGTGGCGTTCAGGGATACTGGCTTGTAAATGTCCTCAACGCCGAACGGCATGGAGGTGTTGATGATGGTCGAGCCTTCCTTGCTTGGGTTAATCGGGACCAACTTAGCCAACTCCGTTTGCTTGGCCTTGAGTTCCTTGATTTGTGCAGGAATCACGTCGATGGAACCTCGGACCGCCCAAGGCCTTACTGCGTGTGCCACGGCAACGCCAAGGGCAGACCTAGCATTCGTTTTCATGACCTGATACCGATTGCCTTCCGACGTTTGGCCAGCGACATAAGAACCTGATTCGTCGTACAATGCACGTTCGTAGGTAATCATCTCTACCATTGACGTTCCGCCATTATTCCTGCTGTAAACATCACCAATACTGATTTCCCCGTTCTTGGCTGTGATGGATTCACCAGCAATGTCCATGGCTGGAATGCGGAAGTTATTTTTGCTTTCCTTGCTCATTTGCTCAAGCGTCTGTGCAAGAGCCGTAAGTGCCTTGTGCTGGATTCTCGAAGGGATGACGCCATCACCATCTACTGCGTTGCCAGATTCCAAGAACTTAATCTTGTCCTTGACCCACTGAATCACCTTTTCGCCGACCATGTCATAATCAACCAAATCAGAGGAGACGGCGTCGTTGATTGTATCGGCCATCTTGCCCATTGATGCGGCGACCTCATCCATCATCCCAACGATAGGAACGATACAGCCAGCAATTTGGGCGTGGGGTAGCATCGACTTTTTGACTCCATGAAGGACCGACGGGGAGTTTGCGTAAATCGTCTTAGCAAGAATGACCGAAGCCTCGGCACCAATCAGGTTCATCACCTTGAACAAGTTAATGTTCTTGTCGTAAAGGTTGGTATTCAGACTCTTGCTAATCCTGTCAAGGGCATCGAAATCAATCTCATAGACTGGGATTTCTGGAGTAGTCTCAGCCATGTGGGCGTAGTTACCGCTGGGCTTTACAGTTCTGCCAGTGTTGACGAAGACCTCATTGAATTGAGTAGATTTCATCTCGTCATGGTTAAGGCTTTCCTTCAGGGTCTCATAGTAGGCCCTGTAAAGGGAATAGATTTCGAACGGGTTAAGCAACGACTTGGCAAGGGTACGCAGGAAAATCGCATCATACTTCGTCGCAAATGACTCGTTGGTGCTCAAAGCGTTTATCTGGGACTTAACACAAGACTCGTTGTTTTCGAGTAGAGCCCCCAGTTTTTCGAGTTGTTTGCTGACATTAGCCAAGTCACCAGCACGGAGTATCCCTTCGACTTGCTCAAACGAGTCTGGAAGTGCCATCTCCTGCTTACCAGCGGCAGACACTTCGTATCTCTGCATAGTGTCTGACTGAATCTCCTCAATGACGATGACTGGCTCTGGCTTACTTTGAATACCAGAGACTGGGTCGGTCAACTTATCGCCGCCAACGAACTTCTTGTCTCCAAAGGTGAACAACCCAAGTTCTGCGTTTTTGATGGTGATTGTTTCACGCAGGTGGCCCAACTGGAAGGTGCTGTTTGGGTTGCCAGAGTAGTGGCTAGCATCGTTGAAGTTGTGGTTGCTGTTGATTGCGATGCGGGCATCCCTGACTCGGTCTAGGGAGGCCTGAATAGACCTAATCCTGCGAATGTCCTCTGGGTTGTTTGTCTTCGTCAGTCTGTCTTCAAGTTCAGCCCTGTAAGAATCAAACATCAATTTAGTCTTCTGGCCCATGATTTCGGACTGCATCACGGAAGACGTGTACTGACCATAGGCCGTTCCGTAGGAGTTGTGGTTGTTCTGATTCACCTTTATCATCAACCCCAAGTCCCAAGTATTTCGGGTGTACGGACCCATTGGGTTGTAGGACTCGTTGACGTTTAAACTAAACAGTTTCTTGTTGGCATCAGGGTCCATCATGAACGTATCCATCTTCAAGTAGGAATACGGGTCTTGGATTTGAAGCCCGTCATGACCACCAAAGTAATCCAGAGCCATGGTATTCAGCGACTCCATGCGTGACTCGATGAAAGTCTTGTACAGGTAGTTCAACTGCATCGGCCTGATAGTCCTTTCGCTACCAAACTTAATGACCCTATCCTGATTGTCGGACGCAATCTGCTTTTCGATTTCTTCCTTAAGGGACTCGAACACGCCAGCCATGGTCGCACGTTCCTTGATTGATGCTGGCAAGTTGGCTTCCTTGATGAGTGTGTCCAACGCAGTCATCATGGACTTCTTGAGCAACTCGATTTCGGCGATGGCTTCTGGGGTAGTATCTGGCTTGATTGCCGAGTCGATGGCGTTACCGATTACAATCAGGTTCGTTGACAAATCCTTGAGCACCTGATTTTCCTTGGTGGCAATGTCTTCGCCCCAAGGAAGTCTGAAGGTGCTGGCATCAGATTCCTCGACGATTGGGTTGGTGTGCCTAGAGATTCGATAGGTGGACGGGTAGGTTGTGTGGACGAACTCAGCCAGTTCCTGTCTGGAAATCTGCTGGTCCTTGTTGGCATGCAGTAGCGTTACAAGTCCAGTCTGCCTAAACTCATCTTTGCTCACCTGAGATTCCTTGAGGAACTTGAACCACTCGGCACCAGTGAGGGTCGCTGGGTAGGCCATGTGCTCTGGCTTGTTCTTCAACTTGCCGTAAGCGATGGCGTTCATGAGTCTGGAGGAGAACTCAATCGGACCAAGGCCAGAACCGAACTGGATGCGACGACGAAGGGAAGCCTCCAAGTCCATGCTGTTCCTATTCCCCACCATCAGGTTGGCGGTAGGCTGACCAATGTTGACGCTAAGGCCCTGATTCTGAGCCAGCGTATTGGCAATCGCTTCGGCCATCTGGGCGGACATTGGCTTGTCGGTGTGTCCGACAGTCTGTGTGTCGGCCTTCTTGTATGTCAGAACCCCATCGGACCCGAGGGATGCCACCCTGTTGGTCATAGGTTCGAACACGACGTTGCCAGCATCCAAAGCGTTCAACTTGATTGCCTGTCCCCCGTTGTTCGAGATTCGCTCGATGGCCATGGCAAGTTCAGCCTTACTGGTGCTTACAGTGAACTTGAGTTTGATGGCTTCGGCTTCGGCACGGGTGCGGGCGGAAACGACACGACGGGCATAGGTCTTGTTGCCAGCCTCGTCATAGCCAGTCTGGATGTTGTAGCCAATTAGGTAGCCAGTAACCTTCTTCTTCTTGTCCTTTTGCTCTACGATGGAGACGTCGCCAGTGCTTTCATTGTCCCAAGCGTAATCTAGCAAATCAGGCCTGTTTGGGAACATGGCCTCAATGGCAACCTTGGTGTCGCCGCTGGCAATCAACTGCTTTTCGGACTGCGGTAGGAAGTACCCATGGTCCTTGCCGACAATCATCCCCATAAGGGTATCAAGGTGCCCATTGAGTTCGGACTGGTTCATCAAGTTGAACGGAGCCCAAATGTCCTGAAGCGGAAGGGAACTGGATGTGGCCTTTTTGGTGGATAGATTAAGGGTTTCCTTAAACAACGTGTTCATGCTCTGGGCGTTCATGGCACTTCCCTCGGGAGTAAGTGAACGACGACCTCCAGATTTGATGTAATCCGTCATGGCTTTTGTTAGGCTACCGCTACCTCGGCCAAAGTAACTCAACGTGTAGCCACCATGAACAGCCGAAGTCAGTCTGGCCAATTCAGTTGAAGCATTGCTTGCGAATAGGACCATCAGAGTTCCCTTCATTACCTCTGGAGGGGTGTTCGGAGGGAAGGTAAAGGTCATGTAATTATGGCTAATGCCATGACGAGCCATCTCATAGGCTGGAATCAGTTTGTCTTCGCTTCCAGCAAACGTCCCATCAAGCAACGCCTGTTTGTGTACGCCTTGGACCAGAACATCACCAATTCCAGAGAGGACGTTGTTTTCAACTCTCGTTTCGCTAATCCCGTTGGCAAGCGTGTGGTCTGCTACCTTGATTATCTCATCAACCCAAGCAGGACCGCCAAACTGTGCATAGGCAAGTACTGCATCTGGGATGCCTTCAACATCTGCTTTCATTCCCATGCTAACGCCTTGGAACGCAGACGGGGTCATCAATCCGTTGTTTGGGTTGTACCCCAAGCCTTCCTGAATGTTGAAACCAAAGTACGACTTTTTCTGATAGATGCCCTTTCTGGAGGCCTTGAGCATGTACTTGTGGGAGAAATGGTCTCCAGTCACGTTGACGACAGTGCTACCATCCGAGAGTTTCTTGAACGCAAACCCGTACGAAGGCTTGTGACCAAACGGGGCGGAAATCAAAGGCAACCTGTTGCTGTCTACGTCTTGAGCCCCTTGGACGATAGTGTACGGAGTAGGAGAGATTGAGGTCGCCCCGTAGATGGCAAGTTCAGATAGGTATTGAGCCTTAGTGGCATTACTTTCAGCGGCCATGATGTTAAGGTTCGGCTTAATTCTGCCAGACAACTTGTATCTGGCTGGCTCGATGACAGCCGACTCCTTGTTGGCACGTCTGGCTTCCCTGATGATTCCATCGACCATCTGCTTACGCATGAATGCGGAAGTGAGGCCAACGCCACGCTTGCTGAACTTATGCTCCCTTAGGTTTACCCCAGTTAAAGGTTGGTCTTCAAGAAGGGAAGAAATACCAGACTTTGTCAGTTCCTGCCTACCAGCGAGAATCTGGGAGGCGATGCCACCCTTGTCGGAAGGAACCAACTTAAACTGAGGCGAACGGGTAACAAAAGACTCGTAGTTGTTCTTGTTGTCCAAGATGGAACGTGCGGAGGAAATGCCGCCAGTTCTTGGGAAGATTATCTCGTTACCAGCATTGATTTGTTCGCCTCAGTTTAAGTTGGTTCCTTCCGACAAGGGTGGCATCGCCTCCCAGA